ATTCGGCTTCCCCGAGTTCATGAACGTAGACCCATATTTGATGGTTAACCTAGAATAATAAGGGACGTCCGGTTTCATCTATATAAATTCCCTGAGAGGGTAGGTAACTAAAAAAAAGACCTATCCTCTCTTTAATCATTTTTAAATCTTAGAAAATATGGCTAAAGATAAATATACAGTAACTGTGGGACCAAGAGCTTACAGTTTTCATGACCAATCAACTGGTATTACCGTTTGTAGAGGAGAAGACAAGGAACTCTCTCGTCGTCAATTCCGTGCACCAAAGATTCAGAAGGCAATTGCCTCTGGCCATCTGATTATCATTGCTGATAAATCAGAAATCGAAAAGTATTCAGAGGCCGACATCGAAAAGTTGGATAAGAGACTGAATGCTCAGTTCAAGAAAGGCATGACTCTTGAAAAACTTGCAAAGGGCTATTCCCTGGAAGAACTGAAACTGGTAGCAGGTCTTCATGAAATCGTTGCCGAGAAAGATGATACAGTAGAAACAATTCTTCAGGCTTTGCTGGAAGAATTCGAATCCTCTTCTAAAGGGTAATCTATGAAAATTACATAAGACAGACTAATATGAATAACAATCTGGACTTTTTGTACGTTACGTCAGGTCTGGAAGTTTCATTCAGAGTCATATCCAAAGTCCCGGCCAAATCTATTTTTGACTGGGACTTTGGCGATGATAAGGGAGAGGTTTTCAATGGTGGAAGACATGTTTCCTATTCTTATGAAACTCCCGGTTTCTATACCGTAACATTACATGTAACTAACTCTAGCGGTTTAGATATCACCGTAGATAAGACTCTGGTAGTTTGTGATTATGGGCATACGGCATTAGCCGATACAATATATAACTTAATCGACCATTATATCCCTTCAGAAATATCCGATGGGATGACCAGGGAAGAGAAATCTATTTACATCACTAAGTGGCAATATTACATTGGACCTCTAGTAAACCATACAATTGCACCAGATAAGTATACGGATGAATTATGGTATGAAGCACTAGAAAACCAATTAATAATGGAATTGGCTGCCTGGGATTTTCTCAATGTGAAGATACTTAATCTATTAACGAGTACTTCCGAATACTTAAGTCAATTAACTTCTACCAAAGAACAAACTGGTGATGGTACTTCTAAACCCGAACTTGCCCGAGGTGATAGGATTAAACAAATCACTACTGGGCCTACTGAAGTGCAATATTATGATACCTTGGCAGATGCTACAAGTTCCCTATGGAAAACACTTTCTCAAGCAATGCAACCAGGTGGATTAATAGATGAATTAAGAAAGAACCTTTGTATGTTAGCTTCACGATTGGAAATCTACTTACCATTCTGTGATGAAGTATTCAGAACCGTAGTTCCTAAAGTAGTTAACAGAAGGCAACCTGGAGTATTAGATGGACCCAACCCAAGTGCTCCAGTAAAAGGTGGTAAGAAATCAATCTTAACTAAGTTATGACAAAAGAACCCTGGAGAATGGTAAAGAACCGCTCTTGGGATAGATACAAGAAAATTATCACTGACTTCTTAGATTGGGATGCTGGTAGACAAACCATAACTTGGGCCAAACATGTTAATCAGCTTCTCAGTCATGCCGAAGACAGTATACCTAAATATTATAACATCCAAATCGAAGCATTGGGTTACTACAATGCTTTCAGAAACTGGCCTATCAACAAGGCAACCGTCTCAGGAGAATTGGATGACGAAAACTTATCAATACTAATTTCTAAATCTTATATAGAACAAATCGGTTATCTTACACCGGAGGGTTATTGGGATTTTAATTGGGAACAAGATAGGTTTGTAATTAATGGTATAACGTATAAGCCTTCTGGAGATACTCAGACTGCTCAGGCAAAGGATGAGGCCCTAGTTTTCATGGTTATCCTAAAGAGAGACCGAGATACCAAAATTGAATTTGTAGAATAAAACATTAAGTGTATGGCAAAGATGTTAGTACTGAGGTGGACCCCAATTACTACTTCCAGTGGAATCTGGTTTGATAGTAATCTGGTTATCCTTAATGGTACATCTGGAGTTCATATTGAAATGAAAGGTAATGGCAATGATGTAACGGCATTTCAATCAATGACCGGAAACAAATTTGTCACCTGCTTTCAAGATTACTTCGGTGATATCTGGGATAAAATAATACCTCATCCTGGTATAGGCCAGGTAATGAAATTTCGTGTAAATAAGCTTCCTGATTATGCTTGTATTCGGGGGGATATAGAAGACGGTGGGGATGTAGATCCAGAAAATCCGAATATACCAATGAATGCCTTCTGTGGTTCAGAGGGAGAACCATTCAGGGATATAGATTCGGAATTCTTACTGGGTCGTCAACGTTCAGTAATTAATCCTTAAATTTTATAAATATGTATGTAAGTAAATATTACACCTGCGAAGAGATTGACCAGCGGTTGTTACAGGGTTACTATGATGACTTTGTTCGTGCTGGCTTTGGGGGAACTATAAATGAGTTCTGGGCCTTCGTACTTTCTATCAAGAATAAGGTAGATAAGAAAGAAGGATACGACTTATCGAAAAATGATTTTACCGATGAGTTGAAGGCTAAACTTGATGGCATCGAAGAACATGCAAATTATATCACTAAAGTTTCTCAGCTTGAGAATGATTTGAAATATCAAACTGAGGAAGAAGTTAAACAGATGATTAGTGATTTGGTTGATGGTGCTGATGATGCCCTTGATACTCTTAAAGAGTTGGCAGAAGCATTGGGCAATGACCCCAACTTTGCAACTACTATCACTAATAAATTAACCGACCTTCGTACTGCTTTAACCGAAGAGGTTAATCGTGCTAAGGAAGCCGAAGCTGCTCTGGGTGCTGCAGTAGCTGCAGTTCAGGATAACCTAGAATATGGGTTAGACCAAATCAATAAGAAGATTGATACCGTTAAGGCAGACTTAAAAGCTGAAATCGACCGAGTTGAGAAGAAGGTAGATAAGAATGCTGAAGATATCAAAGACCTTGAAGATAAGGTAAATCAAGGTAATGGTGAACTTGAGAAGGAACTCAAGGATCTTATCCAAAAGGAAAAAGATGAACGTATTGCTGCCGATAATGAGATTAAGGAAAGTGTAAATGACCTTAAAACTCTCCATATCAATGATAAGGCATCCCTTGAGTCAAAGATTGCAGAAGAAACTGCAAATCGTACTAACGCAGATACTGTACTGGATTCTAAGATTAACGAAGAAATCACTAATCGCCAGGCAGATACTTTAGCTCTTCAAGGTAAAATTGACCAAGAGAAGGTAGACCGTCATTCTGAGGACCAAGTTCTTCACAATGAAATCTCTAAAGAGGTAACAGACCGTACCAATGCAGATAATGCTCTTCAAGGTAATATTGATAAAGAAGTTCAGGCCCGTACTGTTGCAGACCAAGTATTACAGAACAATATCGATTCAGAGGCTACTACTCGTGCTGCTCAGGATTTAGTTCTTGAATACAAAATCGAAGATGTAAAAGAGCAGGGTGTAGAAGACAAGGAGCAATTGCTTAATGCTATTGCTGCCGAGGCTGCTGCTAGAGAAAAAGGTGATAAAGATCTTGATACTAAGAAAGTAGATAAACGTGAAGGCTATTCTTTGACTAAGAATGACTTTACCGATATACTCAAAGCTAAACTTGATGGAATTGAGGAAAAGGCAAATTATATTACGCATCTTTCTCAGCTTATCAACGATTCTGGTTTCCAAACTGAGGAAGAGGTAAATGCAGCTATCCAAAAGATTATTGGTTCTGCTCCAGAAGTACTTGATACTCTTAAGGAAATTGCTGATGCCCTTGGAAATGACCCCAACTTTGCTGCTACCATTACCAAGAAATTGGCTGCAATCACAGAACAGGTTAACCAAGAAATCGAAGACCGAATTGCGGGTGATGAGGCAAACAGTGCTGAGGTAGCTGCTGAAGTTCAAGCTCGTAAGGATGCTGATACAGCTCTTGAAACTAAACTGAAAGAATATGTAGACAATAAGTCTGCTATTGGTGATGCTACTCTTGGAGTTGTAAAAGACAATCTTAACAAGGAAATCCAAGACCGTAAAGATGCAGATGCCGCAATTCAATCTAGCTTGGATAAAGAGATTGCCGAAAGAAAGACTGCAGATGAAGCCTATACTCAAAGTCTGGCTAACGTTAACCAACGTATTTCAGACTTGGCATTGAGTATGCAAGAGTCTATCAATACATTGCGTAATGAGCTTACTGAGCAGGTAAATGCAAATACTACTGCTATTGCCACTAACCAACATAGTATTGAAAGAAATTCAGAGGCAATCACAAACTTAACTAAGACTGTAGGTGATAACTACAAGGAAGTTAAGGATATGATTAACGAAGAAATCATTGATCGTACTAATGCTGATAGTGCCTTGAGTTCTCGTATCGATACTCTCAATATCGACCTTAATACTGAGAGTGTAGAAAGAAAGGCTGCCGACCAAGTTCTCCAGGTTAACTTAGATAAAGAAGTAGCAGACCGTACTGCAGCTGATAAAGCTTTGAGTACTGAGTTTACTGCTAAGTTGGATAATACCAAACAAGCTTTGGAATCCGAAGTAGGTAATATTAACACTAAGCTTGAACAAGAAAAGGAAAATCGTATTGCTGGTGATAATGCTTTGGGAGTTCGTATTGATTCTCTAGAGGCAGGTAATACCGATGCTATGAATGAACTAAAAGCAAAGGTAAATGCCAACACTACTGCTATTAATGCAGAGAAAGACCGAGCAATTGCCAAAGAGACTTCTCTTGAGGCCAAGATTGATACCAACCTTCAGAATCACAAGGATGATATGGCTGGTATTAATAAGGATATCCTTACCGAAAAGAATGACCGCTTAGCTGGAGATACTTTACTTCAAACCAATATCGATAAAGAATCAACTGAAAGAGCTAATCAAGATACTCTTATCAGTAATGCTGTTGCTCAGGAGAAAGCAGATAGAATTGCTGCAGACCAGGCAATGGACGATAAGAAGGTAGATAAGGTAGATGGCAAGATACTTTCTTCAAATGATTTCACTGACTTGCTGTATGCCAAGTTGGATGGCATCGAAGAACATGCAAACTATATCACTAAGGTTTCTCAGTTATTAAACGATTCTGACTTTCAGAATGCAGAACAAGTAGAGGCTGCAATCCAAAAGATTATTGGTTCAGCCCCTGAAGTATTGGACACTTTGGCAGAGATTGCTAAGGCTCTCGGTGATGATCCCAACTTTGCAGCAACTATGACTGCTAAGCTTACAGAGTTGGAGAATAAGCTTGAAGCCGAAAAGAACTTACGAGAACAGGGAGATAATACTTTACAACAATCATTCACTAACCTGAGTAATACTCTTACTACTACGGTAAATGAGCTGAGAACTTTTGTAAGTGAAACTCGTACAGAGTTGTTAACTTCCCTGAATGCTACTAATGCTCTGGTAACTCAGAATACTGCTAATATCCAACGTAACCTGGAATTAATCCAGGGTATTCAGGATAATATCAATGGTAATTATACGGCCATTACGGATCTGTTAAATAACGAAATTGCTGCTCGTAAAGCTGAAGATATTCGGTTGGAAGCAAAGATTGATCAGAATACTTCTGACCTTAATACAGAGAGAGAGGAAAGAAAGGCCGCAGATAAAGTTCTCCAGGATAACATCGATGCAGAAGAAGCTGCCCGTATTGCTGCCGATACAGCTTTGGGTAAACGTATCGATAAAGAAATTCAGGACAGAACCGATGCTGATACTGCCTTAGATAATAAATTCACTAACATTACCGATGACCATGAAGAAAGATTGGAAGCTGAAGAAGGTACTTCCGATGCTTTGCCAGACACCATGGTTACCGATGTTAGTACTGTAACCCGAACAGATACTCAGCTTTCTTTCAAAGTAAAGACTTCAACCAAGGATAAGGCAAATAACCAATATGGTGAAGAAGTAGAAGCTACCAAGAATTTACTTCCGGTAACTCAAACTCTTGCTGGAGTTATGTCTGCAGCAGACAAGGTTAAGTTAGATGGGTTAGACCCAAATTCTTTAACTGATCTCTCTGCAGCTTCTGATGCTAATAAGGTAACAGTAACCGTAACTAAGGATAACGGTTTGAATGCTGATACTACCGAAACTTTCGATTTGCCTCAGGTATCGGCTACTAAGGCTGGTACGATGACTGCGAAAGATAAGGTAGAATTGGATAGAATCTCTACTGCTAACTTTGCCCTTGGTGCAGTAACTCCCAATGAAACTACTGTTGGCATAGCTGCTACTAAGACCGTAGTTGAAGATGGTACAGTAGAACAGAATCCTATTACATTGCCTGCCTCTACTACAGAGAAAGCTGGTGTACAAACTGCAGCAGATAAGAAGCTGTTTGATTCTATACCAGATAATATTATTATCTTATCTGGTGATAAACCAGTTGAGGTAGGTCAACAAAGCAGTTATGTTACTTTAACTCATAATTTCTCTTCTAAAAAAGAAGAGGGTATTTATACTCATGAGCCTGAAGATTATAAGACTACTTATATCCCAGCAGCTACTACAGAGAAAGCTGGTGTAATGACCGCCCAAGATAAAGTTAATCTGGATGAGACATTACCCAATGCTATTGCTCAAGAGGTTCAGGACCGTAAAGATGCTATCAAAGCTTTGGACGGTAAATCAGAAGCCGCTCTTGCTCAAGAAGTAGCTGATAGAAAAGCTGCAGATACTGCTTTAGATACCAAGTTTACTAAAGCTGTAAACGATGAAGCAACTGCTCGTACTTCTGCTGATACTGCATTGGGTGCAAGGATTGATAAGGAGATTGCCGATAGAACTGCGGCAGATACTACCCTTGAAACTAAGTTACAGAATAATATTAATACTCTAGAAGCTAAACATGATGCCTTTGTAGCAACTAAGGGTAAGGCTGATGGCTTTGCTCCATTGGATGGGAAGGGGTTAGTACCTGCTAACCATTTGCCTTCATATGTAGATGATGTACTTGAAGTATATGCTACCTATGATATAAGCCCCACTGGAGGTCTTACTAATGTTCAATTGTATACGGATGCAGGTCACCAAACTCCCGTAGTTGGAGAATCTGGTAAGATTTATATAAATGTTGCCGATGATGAACCTCCATACCAATTCCGTTGGTCAGGTACTAAATTCGTAGACAGTAATACTTCGTCTCTTATCATTGGGGAAATTGCAGGTACTGCTTTCGAAGGTAGTAGAGGTAAGCATCTTGAGGATGTGGTATCTAGCATGCCTAAAAATTTAATTAGTAAGGTTTCAATAGCTAACAAAAATAAGCGTAATGTTATTATCTTATGTAACTATTCTGCTACGGATGGTCAAGGGCATTACATTGATAAACCCGATGGGATGGTAATCCCTCTAACCCCAGCCACTACTCAAGAAGCTGGTCTGATGGATGCCGATAGTGTAATAAAGCTTAATCAAACCTTACCAGATGCTATTGAAGCTGAACAAGAGGCCCGTATTGCAAAAGATAATGCTCATGATACCTTTAATAGTTCTCTTCCAGGAATTATTCTTACTGGATTCACTCTTACCCATAATTCAACTAATGTAAGAGCTACTCTTAATAATAAAACTAAGAGTGCAGAGGGTAAGACTTATGAAGGTGCTACAGATTTAATTAGAGATATACTTGCAGCAACTAAGACTACTGCAGGTGTAATGACTGCAGCAGATAAGACTAACTTGGATAATACCGTACAGGGGTTGGCAAATGAGATTACCAATAGAACTAATGCCATCAATACTCTTCGTACAGAATTGAAAACTTACGTTGACAATTTGATTGCCGATACTGGTTCAGATGTAACTGCCTTAGAAACTAAGGTAAATAATCACATTGCCAATAAATCTAATCCTCATACAGTTACTAAAACTCAGGTTGGATTGGGTAATGTTAATAATACTTCTGATGCTGATAAGCCAGTATCTACTGCTCAAGCTACTGCTATTGCTGATGCTAAGGCTGCAGGTACTACTGCTCAGACTTCTATCAATAGTCATGCAGGTAGAAAGGATAATCCTCATACAGTAACTAGAGCTCAATTGGGATTGGCAACTACTGACCAGGTAGTATTTGCTAAGACTACTGCTCCTTCCGGTTTCTGGAAAGAGTCTTCCGATGAAAGATTGAAATCTAACATCAAACCATTGACCCATACTTTGGAACAGATTTGCAGTATACCTACAGAATCCTTTATCATGGATGGTAAGGAAGATGAAGGTACCATTGCACAAGGTTTGGAAGCAGCAGGGTTTAACCATTATGTGGAAGAAGACCCAAGAACTAAGGATTCAGTTCCTAATCCTGAGGAATTCGAAACGGTTGTTATCGACGGTGAAGAATATGTATTGGTAAAACAAGTTAAGTACCATAAGATGTCTACTCTGGCAATCGAAGGTATTAAACTTCTTTACGAAGAGATTAAGGCTTTGAAGGCTGAAATCTCAGAACTCAGAAATCTTAAAGATGTAGATTAATATGGGAGAGATAGCAACATGGAGTGCTGTCAAAACTAAAGTAGGCCTTGGTAAGACAGGTAATGACTGCCCTACCAAGGCTGAATTGTTAGCACTCGCCTCTACAGGAACGGGGGAAAGTTACGTTGGCTTGGAAATCTCCAATGCTAGTTCCTATGGTAATAACGAAGCTGTTAAACTCGAAGATATTCATAAGGTAACTTATAAGTATACATTCACTTTGAGATACTCCAGTATAAGTTTTGATGCTTTAGGTAACCCCAGTAGTTCTAATTTTGGTTTTGAGTTTACCAGTACGAAGCAGAAATATTGGGATAATGTAGCTAATGGGTCTGCTGTTAGTGTTAATTACGTAATAAACAGTAAACCAAGTTGGATTACTAACTATAGTAAGCCGGCAGATGGAAAGCCTTGGAAAGCTTCAGAGAATCTAGACCTAACCTCAAGGTCTGGTAAGGGGTTGGCTACTCAATCTGAATCTGGTAAAACCGTGGAATTCACATTTACCCAGGCAGCAGCATCTCAAAGTTGGTCTCAAACATTCTCAGTGAATCCCACTTCTCTGTCTTTTGGGGCAACTGGAGGAACAAAAACATTTACTGTAACCTCTTATAAACAGGAATACCGAAATGGACATACCTATGGTAATCAAATTCCCTTAAGTTATACCAGGGCTAATACCGGAGTTACCGGTACTGGTACTTCAGTAACTATGGCAAATAATACTTCTACTTCGGCAAAGTCGGGTAGTGTAGTATTAACTCAGGCAGAAACCAATAAGAAACTAACTATCAGTTGTTCTCAATCTGCAGGTTATAGAACCTATAGTGAAATCACTGTAAGTGGAGGAAGTGTATCCGATATACCTGCAAGTGGAGGAAGTAGAAGTTCATTCTCAACTATGCCCTCATATTCTCAGACTTGGGGATGGAATGGTTCTACAACTGGAGAAGGCACAATTACAAGCGGTGCTAGCATTAGTTATGGTACTGCAGTTAGTGCAGGTTCTTTGGGAACTACTGCAAAGGCTAGAACAAGGGTAGGCTCCCTTACTTGTACTGTATCTCTGAATGGTAAATCGAAATCTATAACTCTCGATGTATACCAGGCAGAGAATAAAATTACCAGTACTACTGATGGTACACCAGTAATAAGCTTATTTGCAAGTTCATACTCTATCTCTAATTCAGGAGGTAGTGTTAATATTTATGCCAGTGTAAGTATACCTACTACCAACCATTGGAGTTCAGGGTCAACAAGTGTAGATTCTTCGGAGAGTGCTACACCTACGGTTAGTGCAAGTGGTACTGGTTTTAGTTTGAATGCTGATAAGACGGTACTTACTGTTACGAAGAACTTGGATACTTCAACTAGAAACTGTGTAGTAACTGCATCCTATAGTGGGGCAACTACTAAGACAATCATAGTTACACAGAGTGCTGCTTCAGTATCTTATAAGTATTACTTGGCATTCACTTCCCCTACTGGTTCAAGAACTACCACTAGAACCGGATTGTCAGCTTTGGGAGGTAATAACTTTACAGTTGATGTAGCTTATTCTTTTAAGACTAAGGTAATAAATGGTTCTGAGGTAAGTACAAGATATCCCTTGGCTTTAACCGTAACTTCAAAATCAAGTTGGGTTACAAATGTAGCCATTACAACACTATCCAGTGAACTATCCAGTGATAAGGGAATCTATGGGTTAACCTTAACCTTAACGGAGAACACCGTAGAATCAACAAGGTCAGGTACCATTAAATTAAGGCAAGCAGAAAACGATGATGAGGGTTGGGAGCTTACAGTCAACATAACTCAGAATGCTGCAACAATTACTTATGAATACGTATTTAATTGGGGGTAATAAAAATACAACACCATTCTGTATTTAATGTATAATTAACCTAAGTATTAATCTTTAAAACCTTACAATTATGGGAGTAGAAGTAAAAGGTGTCGGCGATGGCGTTGTAATAGCGGAAAAAGGTTGTAACGATGGTTGCGGATGTAGAGATCATTCAGGATGGACAACAGGAAATCAAATGTCTCATTGAGAACACTGCAAAGGACCAGGAGATTGCCCGTTTGAACCGAGTGGTAGATGCCCAGAGAGACCAGAACATTATCAACCAAGTGGTTGCAGCTCTGAAGACTACTGGAGGTACTACAACGGCATAACCAATTGTCATACCAGGATGATTAGAAAGGAGTACATCTATCAGGGGTGTACTCCTTTTTTCGTTTTAACCACTTGAACTAAGGAATTATGGAAAAAGAACAACTCACCGAATTTAAGATACAGTTAGCTCTACCGGCTCCCACTATAGAGATTGCACAAGAAGTAGCAAACAAAGCTCAGGTACTCATTAATCAATTTGGATACTATCAATTCTTAAACCTGGTAGACTTCATGCAAAAGAATCCGGGTGCAGTTTCATTTGGTTTAAATTTAATAAATAGAAAATGATTATGGACGAAAGAACATTGATTTTCCAAAAGTTACAAAAGGGTGAAGTAATCTTTACCTTAGAGAAAGACAGGAGGTCTGGTTATCCCATTTTCGATACCGCAAAGATTGTGAAGGTAGGCGAGAGTAAACCCATGGCATCCGGTACTAAAGATGGCTTTGTTAACAGTATCGAATTAGTGATCCAAGATTCTGTATCACAGCTTACAATATACCTACCTTCACAATCTGATGAGGGTATTTATAATGGGGTATATTATACTATCGATATAGTGAATATAATTAATGAGGTTACTATACAAAAACAAAATGCCTTAAATATACTTAACAATCGACCAAAGTTTGAGGCAGTTGTTTCTGAATGTGATAATATTCTCAATTCAATTAATCAATCCCAATTTGCTCCAAATAGACCTGCTCCGGAGTTTGATAATTTCGGCAATATATCGATCAACGGATAACCACGCAAGAAACTCTTTTACAAAGGATTGCTCAGGAGTTGGGATTAGATAAACCCAAATAATAAATAAGAATTATGCCAAGTAAGTCGGTTAATATTACACTATCGACTCCAGTTGGCTCTCTAGAAATATACGTAGACAAACGAGAACAAGCTCGTGCAGAAAGGTTGATTGCCAAAACTCCAAGTATCTTAACCAAAGGTTATGCGAAGGGTACAGAAAAGTTTGGTAATCAACTTCTTCGTATAGTAAGACGAAGTTTGAATACGGGTGTTCCACCAAGAGGTTCAGGAGTATCATGGCCACCCCATGCTCCAGGAACCATTAAAAAATATGGGGATCACACTATGTTACACCTTACTGGTCAGTATGCTAGATCAGTTACTTTAGTAAAGGGTAAAAAACGGACTTTTGTTGGATTACCAATTGGAATCAAGAAGATTACTTATACTGGTAAGACTTCTAGAAAAACCTTGAACCAGATAGCTATCATGTTAGAATATGGTAGCAGGGATGGTAATTTACCACCTCGTCCTCTATGGGGTCCTGCTTATAAAGCTGCTGGTGGAAAAGCAGCTTTACAAAAGGAGATACGTAATGCGGTTAGAAATGAATTAAGGAAAGTAAAATAATATGTCGGATTTCGAAATATCTTCTTTATCAGGGACTGGTCCTGCTACTATTAGAGTGAAGCCTAAAGCAGCTAATGAATCAGAATCTAATAAAGAACAAGTAATAAAAGTGATAGTTCAGGGAGTAGAAAGGGAAGTTACTTTTACACAAAAGGGAAAACCCCAAGTAGTAGAAACTTGGAAGCCCTTCCTTACTATTTCACCTGACAGTGATAGTTATACTTTTGATGGTACCAAAAGGCTTGAGATTTGGGAAGTATCAGTTTATAGTTATGAACAAAAATATATTGGTGGTGAACCTCAAGAAGAATATAGAGCCTTAGATTGGACTGTTGAAAATTCCTTGGATTGGTTAAATATAACCAAAGAGATTGGGGAAGGTAATAATGCTGGAAAATTAACAGTTAAGACGCTCTCTTATAACAACGAGTATGAGGCAAGCACTTATAATCCAAAGGAAAGAAGCGGTGTTATACGAATAGTATCTCAGGCTGGTACGAAAGATATAACTATAAAACAATCTCCTGGTAAAAGAACTACTAAGTATGGTTTTGAACCAACTCCTAATATACCATTCCCCGGTGTTGGACAAGGCAGTAGTACTGTTTCTATTAGGGGTGTAAAGGGATACCAATACTACCATATCAATGGTTATGAAGTTGCTAAGTTTATAAAACAATTTAAGATAACAGACATTAGTAAAACCACAGAAGGTACTCTTCCTGCTCCTGGGGCAGACCCCTTTCACTATAAAGTATGGCTTACTGATTACCCATCTAATATAAGTACTACTTGGGTTAGTGAATTAAATTGTACTGGCCATCTTGAAACCCATATATCACCCTCGATGGGGGGTATAATTGTAACTTATAACGGGATTATAAATGATACTGGTAGCCATGAAGTTCAACTAAAAATTAGATTAGGAAATTATTAATGGTAAATTCAGAAGAGATAGTAGAGAGAACTTTTTATATCTCTTTACTAAGTACAATGTTAGAAATGGGTCTAACTTTGAATCCAGAAGACTTCTTACCTTTGTCTCAAGAAAACGAAAAAAGATTTCAAGAGGCAATTAAGAATATGAAGGAGTTTATACCCCTATTTGGTATCGGGAATAATCAAGTGAAAGGCCCTAAAACTCTCCCAAGAATAACCCTAGAATTACAGGGTTATTATGCTGGGGATATTGGTGTGAACAAATACATTATTGGTGATAGACTTGAAGACGGTAATTACCAAGCTTCAGAGTTTCCTTATGAAACCAAAGATATTACCATAGATGTACATCTAGTTTCTCAAACTCAAGCAGATATGAGATTACTACATACAATCTTATATACTAGCTTACCTGCTAGAGGATACATAAAACCTTATTTCAATGATTTAGAGGAATGGGACAAGGGCAGGCTTGCATCAACCGGAAACCTATTCATTGAAATTGGTAATTATTATGATCATCCAGATGTAGAACATGGAATACTTGAAAAGGTATATACTTACATATGTAAAGATGGTATTCTTCCAGAAAAACCCCTGGAAGAAGGTATACTTACACCTATCCAGGATATATCAGTTCTCATTGGTTTGTTAGAACAAAACGAAAATGAAATGTTAGAGTTAAAAGTACCTAAGGTATAGGTACAATACTCTAGGGTATAAATTAAACGAGTAATTAACTTTAATCACAATAGAATTATGCCAACTTCACCTCATGTTGATTTTAAGTTTAAGAACAACAATGTTCTTCAAACTACTCCTATGTTAGGAGTTTCTTGTGTATTGGCTAGAACTACTAAGGGCCCTTATGATGACCCATCAGAAATCATCTCTACATTCTCTCAGTTCCAAAGAATCTATGGTTCTGAAATTGTACCCGATGGTTCTGTATCAAATATCGAAAAGGCTTTGCAAGGTGGTTCTAAGCTTCGTGTTATTCGAGTGCTTGGTAAGGGAGCTACTCAAGGTACAGTAGCTGCAACTGCGGGTAAAGCTAAAACAGTTGCTAAATCCGAAGAGGAAGGTATAGCACCTGCTTCTGCTACTCCAGACCCTGCTACTCCTGCAGCATTGATAACCATTGCTTCTGGGGGAACTACTTATAGTTTGGGATTGGTAACCAAAGGTTATGGAGACCCAATCGGTAGTACTGATACCTTCCAGGTAGGTTTCTATAAACAATCCAATACCTTGTATTATAGAATCTATTCAGGCAATGGCCAGGTACTTGAACAAGGTCCGGTAGTAACTTATAAAACTGCCGATGATAACAATAATACTTCGGTAGATTACCTTGCTCTTAGTGCCTTTGCTAAGAACTCAGAGTATATCAAACCGGTAGTAGTTGCTGGTTCATCTTTTGAGAACTTAATCAAATGGCTTACCGATAGTGTAGATGGTACAAAAAATGCCGTTACTGTAACAGTTGGGGGAGCAGCTCCTTCAGATACCGAGAAACTATTTACCGGTACCGTAGGTAGTGCTGGTTCTAACCCTACTGCTGATGAATGGATCGCTTCATTGGATTTAGTAAGGGACTACACTGACTTTTACCAATTATTCATTTCCCATATCTCTCAACACCTTACTACTGATGCTGACGTACTCAAGGTATATAAGGCTGCTGCAGATATGGTAAAAGAATTGATGGAATGGGTACTGTACATAGAAGTCCCAAAACACTTAACCCATTACACCCAGGGTACTCAACCAAGAGACTATAAAGCTCAGGTTACTTGGGTACAGACTTGTCTTGGTACCGTGGGTAATTCCAAGTACATTGCTTACTTTGGAGGTGGCCTTAAGTACTACAATGAGAACGGCAATCTTCAAGATTCTGATGTAGTGGGTACCATTGCAGGTTTGGGAGATGCTTCTGCTACTCAATATGGTCCTTGGAAATCCTTTGCTGGTATGAACCGAGGAGTTATTGGAGATGCAGTTGGGCCCGTATGTCCAAATTATGGTTCTCCTTCTCGATATAATGAACTGAACACACTTGCTCAGAATTATATCAATGAGATGGTAATCAAAGATACTCCCGATGCAGGTAAACAAACCATGCTATGGCATTGTTTCTCTTCTCAGATAAAACAGGATTCAGAAAGATTCCTTTCAATCGTAAGATTGAATTTGTATTTGAAGAAGTTCCTTCGTCCAGTATTTAACAAATACTTGGAAGAACCCAACGTTTGGGGAACTTGGAAAAGAATTTGGTTGGAAGTTAAACCTACATTAGATTCTTTGGTAGATGAAGATGCCATGACAGAATATACTTGGATGGGTGACCAGGATGCAACTTCTTGGGATGATCTTTTCGTAAATAACGAAGCAGATGCCCGTCAAGGTAAATATCGTGTTATCCTTAAGTATAAAGACGTAGTTCCTATGCAAGAGGTAACTATGGAGATTGTAATTGATGCTGCTTCTAAGTCGGTATCAGTTGTAGAAACAAGTAATAACCTATAAACATATAACGATGGGAGCAAAAGTAAAAAATCCACGGAAGAAATTCTTGTGGAGTATCCTGTTCCCCAAACACCCTATCAATACTTATCTATTCCAAAGTTGTACTTTGCCTGATATTGAGATTGACCAGGTGGCTCATGGGGATGTCAATAGAGATGTTAAAACTGCTGGTAGGGTTACTATAGGTAATCTTATCGTAGAGAAACTTATGACTACTGCAGGTTCAGATACCTGGCTTCATGACTGGCTCTATTCTTGCCAAGACCATATAGTTGGTGGTGGCTTAGTACCAAGCCAATATTGGGAAACGGCTATTGTAAACGAACTTGCCGAAGATGGAGTTTCGGTTCTTAATACCCACGTCTTCGAAGAGGTATGGCCATGTAAGATTACCGGCTTAGACTTGGACAGAATGGCTTCAGAGAATACCATAGAGTCCATAGAGTTCTCGGTGGGTACTGCAGACAAATACTAATTCCTTAGTCTATTTTCACTAAGATTTGGTGGAGGGGTGGGATTCCTGTGATAGGAGCTCACCCCTTTCTTGTTGTTATACGGAGTACTATGAACATTTGTAAACATTAAATATATCAAAATTATGGAATTTAGAACATTTAAATTTACCGGACCCTCTGGTTTCGAATATGAAATTAGAGAACAGAATGGAGCTGATGAAGACATTCTCAGTAACCTTTCAGACATGAAAACTTTAATGAACCTTACCAAGTTCATTGCAGCAATCGTAATTAGAACTAATGCCACTCCTAACGGTAAGCTAACCGTTGATGATGCTCTCAATCTACCAGTCAATGACCGCTATGCAATTATTTTCAATTCTCGTATATTCTCACTGGGAGAGGAAGTAGAATTTGAATATGACTGGGGTAAAGAGAACGGTGGTAAAGTTACTTATGGCCAAGACCTTCATGAGTTCCTTTTCGATTATTCAGAAGTACCCACTGATAATAGGGTATTTGATGAAAAACCAGATGCCATCCCTTATTATCCAAAGGGTATTCAATTAACCGGTCATGAATACCTTCTTTCATCGGGCAAGAAAATCAAATTTGATTGTATGACTGGTAAGGGAGAACAAGAGTTCATGAAGTTACCCTTGGATAAACAAACTAAGAATGCCCCCTTACTTTGTCGGAATCTTTACTTAGAAGTAGACGGTAATTGGGAGAAGGTAGAAAACTTTACTCCTTTTACTGCAAAGGATATGGCTGAGATGAGAAAGTATATAATCTCTATTGACCCTATCTTTAAGGGAGAGTCCCATATTACTAATCCCTTAACTGGAGAAGAAAGAACTTATCCTATAGTTTGGGCACCCAATTTTTTCTACCTGACGGAAGAGTAATGTTAGAGAGTGATTTTGTTTATATCACCAGAGCCGAGATAGCCTTAGACTATTTCGGCTTTTTACGTCTTCCGTATAGAATCAGGAAAATATTTAAGGAAATGGCCGAACAATATTATAAACAATTAAAGAAAAGAAAATAAATTATGAATACCAGTAGGAGTATAGTAGAGGTCGGTGTTGCCATGGTATTAAAAGACCGATTCTCTCAAGAGGCTGGCAAGATATCTGGGTCATTCAGAACTATGATGAATGACATGAGTACCTGGAATAGAGGTATACAGATGTCAGCTTCTAATACAATGAACTTCGGAATGCAGCTCGTAGGGGGAATGGCAAGGGCCTATAAATACTCTGCGGGTGTTCAGAATGAAGTTTGGACTGCTTCGAAAATTGCCGGTGCTACCATTGCAGAACAAAGAGAGATGTTACAATTGGCAAAAGATGTCAATGAGATAACTCCTCTTACTGCTTCGGATGTTGCATCAGGACAAAGATACCTGGCTATGGCAGGTAATAAATTCGATGCTATTAAAGAAATGATTGGGCCAGCATCTAAGCTGGCTTCAATCTTTACTATGCCAGTGGGACAGAAAGGTGGTGTAGCTGACTTGATGACTAATATCATGTCAATGTACCAAATCCCAATGGGAGAAGCCGCTAGAGTAACCGATGACTTATATACTGCAGTTACTAATGCAAATATATCTTTGACAGACTTAGCCCAGTCCATATCTTATGCAGGAGCAGATATGGCAACTGCTGGAGTAGATCTTCGGCAAACGGCTGCTGCCATCGGTGTATTGGGGGATATGGGTATACAGGGTTCTATGGCAGGTACCTCTCTGGCTAATATGATTCGTTACTTACAACTCTCTCTTGTTAATCAAAAAAAGAAAGGCTATAACGCTTTAGCAGACTTGGGCTTAAGTCCTGATGAGTTTTTCGATGCTCAGGGTAACCTTATAGATCTTTACACTATCTATCAGAAATTTGCCAAGGCGGCAGTAGACTTACCTTCACGGATAGAAACACCAACCTTCTTCAATATCTTTGGTGTTCGTGGTAATCGGGGCATGCTTCCAGTACTTAGAGATATGGCTTCTGGTAGAGATAAGATGGGTAAGATACTTGCAACCTATGACCAAAACATGGGGGCAGTAAATAGACTTAATGAAGAACGTCTTAAAACCGATGCGGGTGTCATTGACCAATTCGAATCAAGTCTAGGAAACTTAACCGTTACTGCAGGAGCTGCTTTGGGTAGACTATTTACCCCAGTACTTAATATGGGTAATTCCATCATCAACGTAATAAATTCTATCTCTGAAACTTGGGCTGGTAGCTTTGCTCTTAGAGTAGGGGCTACAGCAGCAGTAGTTGGTACCATTGTTGCAGGGTTTAATACTGTAAGAGGTATTATAAGGTCGGTTGGATATTTACAAACTATTGCCACTGCTTCTACTGAGGGTATGTCTGCAGCAGCCATTAAGACGAACACCCAATTTGCTATTATGGAAGCTCATATGATAAGTATGGTAAATCTCATGAGGACCATGGTTCAATTGCAGATGATGATGGGGGGAGTTAGTATGAACAAAGCTGGTAGATTTTATAATACCAAAACCAGTAGATATATTAAAACACCCAATCCAGGGATGTCTCCAGCCACTTCACTCATTGGAGGTGTAGTTGGAGGTACTGTAGCTAATCAAGCTGGTAAACAAGCTGCTAAGACTGTTGCTACTAGAAGTTTAGCTTCGGTAGGTGGTAGGTTATTAGGGTTAATTGGTGGACCCTGGGGATTAGCTATTACCGTAGGTTTACCTTTACTAATAGAAGTAGGTAGTAGACTTATTGATTCAGTAGATAGGAATACTAATGCCCAAGATGCCCAAGATAAAGAAGACCCATCTGCAATCAGAGCTCAGAATGAAGAAAGGTTCTTGAATGCAATGAGAGCAGCTATTAGAGATGGGTTAAAAGACGGTAAGATTAATATCAGTGTAGATGGTGAGATATTGGGGGATTACTCTTTGGGTTCTCAGCAAGATTATACTGGTGTAGCATTAGGATTATAAAATTAAAACACTATGGCTAGAGTATTAAATAAAGCAGCAGGTAAGGTCGTTGAAAAATATAATGACCTTACAAGGGATACCGCAGGAGTTCTTACGGGTCCCTTAAATAAACTATGGAGAGCTCGGATATTACTCAATCGAACTATTTCTACTCTTCCAAAGGATGATGCTCAAAAGGGTAAACCCTATGACCCAAATGGAGTAATTGGAGAAGCTCAAATATCATCTAAGAATCCAACCCTAAACAAACAGCTCCAGGCTAAATGGAGAATGGAATTACAATTTCCAAGATTAAAAGAAGGTGAAGGAGTAGACCCAGCAAAAGGGAATAAGAATACCACTAATTACAGAAACTTTGAGGCTAAAGCTGATATCATATATCAGAATGAGGTAAGGATATATAATATGACTGTTAACCCTACTCAGTATATTACCTTACAGAATAGACCTCCAGAGTTGGACTTCAGGGGAGAAACCACATGGGCAACTATCAAATCCATGGGAAGGAATACTCCTATGTATCACTTTACTGGTGCTGAGGACATCATTCAATTCAATGTATCTTGGTACTGTAATGACCCAGAGAATCCAGAGGAGGTAATTAATAAGTGTAGGTTATTAGAGGCCTGGACTAAAGCTAACGGTTATCAATCGGCTCCGCCTATTGTTAAGATAGAATGGGGGGATTCGGGTATATTTGATAATCACTATTACATCCTTACTTCAGCAACCTATACTCTGAAGAACTTTCAGAATGGTTATAGGATAAGGGTACCTGGAAAGCCAGCTACCTTTGGTAATGGTAGGTTATTACCTGCAGCAGCAACTCAAGAATTGATTTTCAAGAGAGTAAGTGCATATAATCTATCCTATGGAGATTTTATAAATTCGGATTCACTTAAAAAGACGGGAGGTATTAAATATGATTGATATTAACCAATATCTGACGGGAGCTAGCCCTTATAATAATGCCTATGCTCTAAATTACGGAGATGGAGATTACTCTTTAGAAACTCCAGTAGTTTCTGTACCTTCATCCTCAAATGATATTCAACATACCATTAAGGATGGAGAGACTTTACAGAATATAGCCTATAAATACTATGGGGATTCAGGTAAATGGTATCTTATTGCAGAAGCTAATGGTATACTAAACCCTTTTAAAGAGGTAGAAAGTGGAACACTTATAAGAATCCCCGCTTATGGCAGCTAAACAAAAACCCATATTATATAACGGAATGGGCCAACCATACTTGGCTCTATTCGATTTTAGAGGTATGCCGATAATGAATCCCATTACTGGTATACCTCTTGGAGCTTATATTAGTACCTGGAATTATAGGTATGATGAAGAAAAAGAAAATCTTGCTACAATTACATTTGATACTGGAGATCCCGATACTGTGGACATAGAGGCTTTACAAGAAGGTAATGTGATATGCTTACAGTGGGGATACATATACCCAGACGGTCAATTTGTATCGGGTCCAATTAAAACTATCAAGGTCAGGGATTTTGAGGCAAAGTTTGATTCTACTGGTACCCATGTAACTATCAAGTGTATAGACTCTATTGGTGATTTAAGATATCAGCCACCATATAATTTCTCTGAAGCTTCAGAGAATAGTTTATCTTCCTATTTAGATGGTGGTTGTGATAATGGTGTAGGTGTAATCATAGAAATCTTTCAGTAATGGAACAACGAATAATAAGTAATAAAGTATATGAGTCACTACAGGTACCTACAGAGAATACTCGTACTACTACTGGAAAGGTGCTTTATGCTAATAGGTACAGTGGAGTAGCAGAAGTGGCTATGCCAGAAGATTTGAAGGCCCTAATCAATAGTGACTTCGGATTAGTTGGCAAGAATATCTTAGTTCAATTAGAACAAAAGATGAGAGGTTATACTAATGGCCCTTGGTATATAGATTCAAGAGATAATGTTATTTATATACATAATAGGAAATTTCATGAAGAACCAGTAACTGTTTATACTTATCAGGGAGAGAATGGGGAAGTACTTAGTGTTCAATTTTCTACTCAAAAAGTAACTAAGGGAGTTAAGGCTACACTATCTCCCGCTATTAATCCAGAGAGTAAAGATTTAGAAGTATTAAGTACTGGGATTGATGATACTGAAAAATTACCCGAGATAGTAGCTAATGAGAATAATGGGGTCTATTATAATAATTGGAAAACCTCAATAGGTAAATATGAAGCAGAGAATAATCCCCAAGATATACCTACTATCAGGCAGATGAGGTTAAATCATACCCTAAAGACTGACCCTAACTTAAGAGCTTCATTTGAAGCTAGGAAACAAGTAGATGACAAATGGAATCAAGATGTAGCAGAGTATTCTGCTTCTAATCCCGCCGAAGCTTATAGACAAGGTAAGGAAAAATTCCTTAATGAACTTAGTACAGATCAGGTAAGAAGTATCATAAATAAAACCATTCAAAGAGAAGAATTTCCGGCTGATAGGCGTGCAGCTTTAAATGCTGCCCTTAAGAATGTAGTTAATGGTGAAACATTAGATGAAAATATATACAATATCCTCAAGAATGAAAGATACCTTTTCGAGGGTAAAGAACAAATGGAATACATGGTCATAGAAGACCTGGACCCAAGAGACTTTGACCCAGAGCATACTCCCAAGGGTGGAGCTACTGCTTGGGGATTAGAGGATGAAGAAAGTGTTTATCGAGGTATATCGGCTTTAAAGAAAGGCCCTTATACTATGGTGATCGATGACACCCCGGTTATCAAATATAAAAACCCATTAAATCAGAGTTTGGGTATTTATAGCGTTACAGTGAAAGTTCAACATTGGAAAAAAGCTAATGTTGAGATACCCCTGTACAAACTTTACCATAATCTATTCAGTAGATATGGGGGGATAGATAAGTGGGCTTGGGCAGCTAATGCTAATGCTAATGGTGGTTTAAAGTATACAGAGAGTAAACTGGTTTGTCAGATGCAAGTTGTTGGAAGACCCTTACTAGCCTCTTCTCAGGTATTAATATTAGAGAATGTTGGTAAACGATGGTCTGGTCCTTGGTATATAAAACAATGTACCCACTCTATGGATGCAGGCCAGGGATATGTAACTAATTTAGAGTTAGTAAAGAATTCGAGTAGGGCTGGTTCTACTACTTCTAAGACTGGACTGTCTACTCAAACGGTTGTAGCTAATGATGCTAAAGTTAATGCTGTAACCTTTAAGGGTAAAGGTAAGAAAGCTTTAAGTAATATCAATGAATTAGATTTGAGTTGGACTTACAATGAGGTGGCCTATTTCATTGAATCTGGTATTATGGATAAGGAAGGAAACGTATTGGATGTTAAACGTAGGGATGAGATGGCTCGAAAGAAGGCTTACTATACTGAAGTATTAGCTAAGACTCCAATCGAGAAAGCAGAAGGTATAGCTGTAAGCTCTGGTAGTTTAACTACTTCTTCAGGTAAGGTAATACCCGGAAAGATAACCATCAAAGATATTCAAGTACCCGATGATTATTGGGTTAAATTCGATTATATGGAAGTAGCCATAAAGAGATTCAAAGAATATATGGAAGTAGCCAAGAGATTCAAAGTCAAAGAATATATCAAGAATAAGGAAGCGATAAGGAAGCGAGGTAATTATGGGCTATGAAACTGCAAAGATAATAACAGAAGAAGGATTAGAGGGTCTTGGAAGATACTACTCTATATACCGAGGTATAGTTGTTGATAATAATGATACCGAAAAGAAGATGAATAGGGTAAAAGTATGTATACCAGAAGTAATGGGAGGTACCTTTGCTTGGGCTTTACCGAAAGGCCAACATGGTTCAATAAGTAGTGGGTTTAAGTTCTTAGCCCCTAAGGTAGGAGATATAGTATTCATTACTTTTGAATTTGGTGACCCTACTAAACCATTATGGGAATACCATGGTTGGAGTATGAATCAAGTACCTCAACCATTAGACGGTCCAAATAAAATGGGGATAGTTACTCCTGAAGGTAACCTCATTATAATAGACGATGATAATGGGAAACTAAATCTCTACTTTAATGGGGACGTATCGGTTTATTCTGAATCTAACGTAATAGTATCAGCTAATAAAGATATCAATATATCCTCAGGTGATACCATTATATTAAATACTGGAGAAAATCGTGGGTTAATCAATATTGCCCAACTAACCGAAAAACTAAATCAAACTATTCAAGAACTAGAACAACTTCGTAGTATGTTCAACTCTCATGTACACTCAGGTGTAACTACTGGGCCAGGTTCTTCTGGCCCAACTTTAACTCAAATAACTAAACCTTTCTCACAATTCGTTGTAGACGATTATGAGGATAAAACCTGCATACACTAATGGAAAAGAATTACTTTACAGACTTAGTTGGTATAGGTGTAACTTATCCTATCCAACTTACAACTAATGAAAATGGGGAAAGAGGTTGGTACCCAGTAAACGGGGATTTTAAACTTATCAGGGATAATATAAGTTCTATATTGTATTATATGATAGGTCAGAGATTTCGACAGGAAAACTTTGGTAGTAAACTATGGCAATGTATTGAGGAACCAAACTCACAAGCCCTAAGTTTTATAATTAAAGAGTTTTTAAAACAAGCCATAGGTGCATGGGAACAGAGAATAACCTTCCAAAATATCACAGTTACTAGAGTTGATGCAAAAATACACATAGAAGTAGCTTATGTAATAAATGGAACAAATTCTAGTCAGTACCTCGATATCACCTATGATAGGTCAGATAATTCATTAAATACACAATAATATGGGAATCACAAATAAATGGCTTAATCCATACCAGAGGTCTTATCAACAGATTAAGGCCAAGCTGGTTGAATCCCTTATGGGGCTTAAAGACCCTCAGGGTCAGAAACTCATAACGGATTATTCGGAGGGGAATATCTTAATTATCATCCTCTCATTGTTTGCGGCAATTGCCGAAGTACTTCACTATTATGTAGATAATATGGCAAGGGAAACCTTCCTATCTACTGCAAGAAGGTATGATTCGGTAGTTAAACATGGAGCTCTGGTAGATTATCATGCTCGAGCAGCGATTGCTGCTACAGTAGATGTAATCTTATCCAGAAGTATTACTGGTAATTCCATTGGAGCTAAATTAACCATACCTCAAGGAACTCTATTTACGGATTCCAGTGGTAACTCTTGGTTATCTGCTAGAGATGTAACTTGGTATTCAAATGTAACCACATGTAAAGTACCTATAATTCAACATGAGAAATATACTGCAAGTGCTCTTAATAATATGCTAATACCTACTGGAGACAGGGTAATAGTTCACCTTGGTACATTGCCTAATGGTAAGTACTATGAACAGGGCTCTATGTCTTTACAGATAGGTGGGGAAACTTGGGTATTGGTAGATACCTTTGCAAAATCAAAGCCAACGGATAAACACTTTATGGTTTCAGTAGATGAAGCTCTTAACCCTTACATAATGTTTGGGGATGGAACCTTCGGTAAGAAACCTGCAGCAGGTGCAAAAATAACCAATGTAGTATTCTACTTAACTAATGGTACTCAAGGTAATGTAAAGAGTAATACCATTACTTCTGTACCCTCAATAATCTCTTCTTCAATTACTGATGCTACAGTAAGTAATGCTTATGATGCTGGAGGTGGTTCAAACTATGAGAACTTTATAATGCTTAAGGAACATATACCTTTGAGTGTAAAGACTTTGGGAGTAGCAATTACCAAAGAGGATTTCGAAAGTTTGGCTATGTTGGTTGATGGGGTAAACAAAGCTAAAGCCGATTATGAATGTGGTAGAAAGCTTACAGTATATATCAGTCCTGATGGTGGAGCTGTTGCTTCTTCTGAATTAATAAATAGGGTATACAACCTATTATCTCAAAGAGCACCTATGACTACTTGGTTAAAGGTTAAATCTGCAGGCAAGGTTCAGATTATTCTAGAGATGGAAGTTACTGGTAAGAAGTCTTATAAGACTCCAGAGATACAAACTCAAATTCTTACGGCTTTATATAATGCCTATTCTCCGGAGCAAGCTCAAATGGGAGGAAGCGTAAGAGTATCAGATATCTATGCCCTGATAGATAATCTATCAACCGTAGATTACCTTCACCTTACTAAGTTCTATATTAAACCCTGGCCTACTACCATTTATGGTAATAAGGAATTAAACCTTGGCCAATTTAAATTGAACAAGGCAAAGGGTTCTATGACTTACTACATAACCTTCAATTCCTCAACTACTTTTACAGTACGTTCAGTATCGAATGGTTATGTAACTACTGGCTCAGTCGGTAGCTCTATTCAGATTATAGATAAAGCTAATGGTTTTGATTTCTCATTGGATATCCAAAACAATAGCTATCAATCAGGTTATCGATATTCTATTACAGTATCTGAACCAAACCATGATTATGAAGACCCTGGCTTTAATTTGCCAGTATTCGAGAATGCTTCACAATTAACATTAACAGTTAACGAAATAGTATAATGATAAACCTCAAAAATCTAATCGACTTTTTACCATTCGAATATAAGGACCAAGATACTTATAAGGTAAATGGTAAAGGCATCTTAGAGAGGTTTCTAGAAATTTGTGGAGAGCATTTTGAAGATTATATTACAAAGGATATTGAGAATATATTGGATATTATCGATATAGATAAAACCCCAGATATGTATCTCAATTTCCTTTGGCAATTTCTTGGAGAAATGCCCTTTGCTTATGGGAACACGATAGATGCACAGAAATGGGCAGAGTACTTTAATGGGTTCTACTCGGATAGTAAACTCCAGGAGTTATCAAAGCTTTGGATAATACCCAAAGAGGGACCTTTTACTTTAACTAGTACTCAGGTAAGAAACATCTTGAGATATTCGGTATCTCTTTTCAAAATAAGGGGTACATCAGAATTTTTCGAGATCATGATGAGGTTATATGGGTTAACCTGTGTAATAACAGACCCAGCAAAAGCCGATGGGTATGATGGTTGGATAAAAGGTCATCCCCACTTTGACCAATACTATCAGTACGATAGTAAATATACCTTTGATAACACCTTCGATTGTTCTCAATGTATTTCCGTAAGTTTTAAACTTACTGGTCATGGGTATACTTCTAATTCTGAGGCTTTTAAAAAATTTAGGGAAGCCGTAGAAAGTTTCTTTACTAGATTCATACCTTATCATGTATCCTTCACTATAGATTACGGTTTTGTAGTAAATGATGGGTATTCGATTAAGGCCGAGTTGGTAAACCCAGACCAGCCCAACTTAGTTACTTCAGAAGTATATGAAGTACCAGTATTGGTAACTGTAACCTCAGATTGGATGAATGCAGATTTGAGATATCAAATATCGAGTGATAGAATTAACTGGGGTTATACTAAACATGAAAGTGGTTCGGTATTTAATATTCCAAGGGCTGGTACTTATTACTTTCGAAGCGTTGGGGATAATTCTAAGATAACCCAAATTACCGTAAGGCAGGAAACTTATAACCGTTCATATATTATTTCTTGTGAGCCCATAACTGGTAAAATAACCCCAACTACTTTAAAGGTTAGTACAAGGGTGATAGCTAGAGTATCCTATAAAGGGACAGAGAAACCTTGTAATGTTCGATTAGTGGGTACCGATCAAGTAAAAATATCGGGCTCAACTTGGGAATTTACAAAACCCGGTACTTACTTTTTTGAGATTGTGGAATTTCCTGTAAAACAAACTTCATTTGTAGTAACCCAAGAAGAAGTTACTTATAAGGTAAGATGTACACCCTCAGAATTTAGAGTTGGAAATAATCAAACTATGAAGGATGCAGTTACTACTTTAACCATAACTTCAAATTACCCAGAGTCATTTACTGGAGAATTATATTGTAGGTTAATAGGTAATCCTAAGACTTTCAAGAATGGGGATAAATTTATTGCTAACAGTTATGGTACTTATAAATTCAAATGTACTTTAGATAAAAGAGAAACTGATGAAGGTGTGGGTATCTTTGAAGTAGTTTCAGGTAAAACTCCTATATATAGGATCAGTATTAATCCATCTACATCTACTCTATATAACGGTTCTGCAAAAACTACCGTAATAATACAATGTATTTCGAGTAATGGTGATGATTACCGAGTTAAAGTAGTAGAAACTGGGGAAACCTTCAATGCTGAAAACGGGTATGTATATACTACTAATAGAGCAGGTACTTATACTTTCCAATCTGTAGCCTACCCAACTGTAAAGACTACTTGGGTAGTTAAGAATACCCCAGTTGTATATCAGAACAAACTAAAGATAGTTCCTTCAGATCCTTCAGATTCAAAGTGGAAAGAACCTAACTGGTCATTACCCGAAAGCCAAATTGATGATACTTATGCAGTATATCAGTTATTGGATGAAGTATTAGCTTGTAAATTTAGCCTTGAAGAAATGAAAAACGGGATCAATGTAAGTGGTACTGCAACTTGTGATGAAACTGGGGAAACCTATAATCTTGAATCCGAGATTGTATTAACTAAAGCAGGTACTTATACTTTTGTGGCAGATGATGGTTCTTCATTAAGGTGTCAAGTAATATTGGAAGATTACCCTACTATTATAGAATTAACCGTTGACCCAAGTTATGCCGAATTAAAGGGTACCATTAAACAAGTATATTGTTTAATTAGGTGTAGTTCTAATAAAGCTGAATTCGATAGTAGAGTTAGACAAGTTGGCAAAGTAACTACTTTTGATGCTGGTGGAGCCGGATATGAATTTACTACGGCTACCGCTGGAGAATACATTTTTGAATCAGTTGCCAATACTTCGGTACGGGCTAAGTTTACGGTAGTAGATGCTGACTTATTAAGCGTTAATCCTCAAAAGTTGGAATGGGAATCAAATGACACTTCTGAGAAGACATTTACCATTACCACTTATAGTAATCAAATGTGGAAAATTGAAGAAGTATGATAAAGAGTGCAATAGACAATGTAACAGAGACTACTACTCAATCTCTGTTCAAGACTTCAATGATTGGTTTATTTGGAGAATGTACCCAAATTATTTATAACCTTAGGTGGATGATATTACTTGCCATAATATTGATACTTTCAGATTTATGGTTTGGTATATCTGCAAGTAGAGTACAAAATATAGTCATTCGAAAGTCAAGGGCCGGTAGGAGAACCCTAAATAAGCTGGTTGATTATATTTGTTATATCTTACTTGGGGCTGTAATTGGGAAAGCTATTGGAGAACCCTATGGAGTAGATCCCATAGGAGTATCCATTACTATAATGATATTATGCTATTGCTTCGAAATAGATAGTATCTATGGGCATATATGTGAAATACATGGCATTAAAAAACAATATAGTATCTGGAAGATAATCTTTAAGCTGTTAACTCTCAAATTTAATGAACTCGGAGAAGCTTTCAGGGATATGGCAGAACAAAAGAATAACTTTAAAAATACAAAGAACAATGAAAACGTACTTTAAGTATGAAGGTATAATCAAATCTAAGGAAGCAGCCGAAGCAATTGCTGCCCCTTCTGGTTTGGGGCCATTCTGTGGATTTGGCTCAGCCACCATAAATGGTAATAAATTGGTTGTTTCTCCTCAGGGAGTTTCTGGTAGTAAATTTGCTAATGTAATTAAGGATAGGATTACAGCAAGGTATATGTCTAAAGATTCTGAAGATGGAGAATTACCCGATATAAATTTTGGGTGTATTTCAAGAGATGGCTATATATTTATCTCTGATGAACAAACATTGACCATCGAGAATATTCAGGGAACCCAAGGGTCCACCGATGAAGTATTACTGTTTGCAGTACACACTACTATCTCCGAACCCGTAGATAATCCAGTAGATTTTGTAGCTTATTGGAATGAATCTTCAGAAAGTTTCCATGAGTTATATAAAAAATCTCTAGATATATACTACCCAATTTCTGAAGAGAATCGTAATCCCAATGTACTTAATAATGATATTTATTCGGATTATAGTATGACTCTTAGTAATCTTCTAGAGATGGTAGAGACTGCTTGCCCTTATTATTCTAACAATAAGAATTCTGTTGTTCTTATTGGGATATATGGTAAGGGTACAGATGCTATGACTAAAAGAAATGAGAACTTTGCTATTGTACCCTATCAGGGCAAATTCCAGGAGATCCCATATACTACTGCTACTCACAGTATGATGAAAGAATCCATAACTAAAGTAGAGAAAATGAATACTGGGTTTCCGGTAGAGGATGAAAATGGGAATCTATTGAATATTAAGCAATACATTGATGGGCAACTAGAAGCTCTCCGAAAGGAATTCTCTGATTCTTTGAATACTGCTAGTTTACCCATAGGTTCAATAATTTTATGGGAAACCGATGTAATCCCTAAAGGATGGGCTGAATATACAAAGGCTTCAGGTAGGATAGTAATAGGATATCAGGCCGGAGGTATTCAAATTGGAGACGAGATGATGCTACAGAATATTGGGGATTTCTATACTCCCACTAAAGGTAACTTTGTTATTAAATTGAAAGGCGATGATTTACCAAGACATAGGCATGCTCTCGGTGTATCTAAAGGTAAACAGGATAATGCCAATAACTGGGAGAATGTTAGACCCCAATCTTTCTTTAATAGAGAAACGGGTTTAAATGGAGACTTCGGTAGAGGGACTCCCACCAAGGGTATTCAAGATGGTGCTATTGTAGTAAGTTGGAATTTAATAGGAGAATCTTTCCTACAAGAGACTTCGGTAGATACCTTGACTATCGAAAAGTTACCACCGACTATTACTTTAAGATATATTCAAAAAATATCATAGGTCGTAATTAGTTGTTAATATAACTCATGTGTATTATTTGTATTGTCTAAGTAAACTCTTGTTTTGTTTTTGTTTTGCATAGTTTGTTTAGAGTAAACACTCGGAAAGGGACGTTGGGAAACGTCCCTTTTCTTTTGTGTTAATATCTAAGTTCTTCTTTAGCTCTATCTTCCCAATACTGTATATCCTGTCTAAGTTCAGAAATATATCTCATGGATTCATTAGTCTTAGGCATTTCGAAGAATTCTATGAGCATTATATTAGTAATCCTTGTACTATTTCCGAGTCTCTCTTTAATGAAGGGGGGAGGAGTAATTAATACTTCGAATAAAAGATAAGCATCCGGAGAAAGTTTATCTTTCATATAAGTATACATCATATCTATCATTTCGGATTTAGCTTTCTCTTCTTCACTATCATCTTCTAGTTCTTTGTCATTATCGAATAAATCATCCAGTTTAAAGAGGCTTTGATTATACTCTGCTTGTTCTCCGTATGCAGAACGAAGCAATTTATTTTTAAATGTACTCAAGGAAGCAAGGATTCTTGCTTTAAGATGTTCTTCAGTACATTCACCATAGTATTTATTAAAAACAAATAACATCTTGTCCCAGAAATAAGACTGAATTATATCTGGTGTAAGATTAAACCTTTTATAATCAATCTGTCTGGTAAGATTCCTAATCACTGGCTTACAGACTTTATAAAGTCTATTGAAAGTAGCTTCATCATATTCTTGCATAGGTTTTAATCGATGAAGCTCTGAGCCATTATTTCCTTTACTTTTTCCCATGTTTTTAAATATTCGTTATGCAAATATAAGTATTTTTTCTTATATAAAATAATAATATTAAATATTCGGGAGCTTAAGGTAGTGGATTAGTAGTTTCTAGTTAGTTGTCAACATACTCAGAACTATCTCGGTACTATCAAAATCTATTAGTTTATATAATATTGCAATATAGATATGAAGAAATTTAAAGACAACATCAAATTTAGTTTCACACCGGATTTCCAACTTGAGATACTCCGGTTTGTTTTAAGAGATAAGGAAGGAGGTCTAGTCCTAAAAAGGATTAAAGCTAATTACCTGGTTCTTATTGAGCATGCCCTTATATTTGAGGGTATATCAAAATACTTTAAGAAGCAAGGTAAGATGCCTTCAGAGAATGTATTAAAAGAAGTATTAAAAGAATTGCTAGAATCAAAGGCATACATTGATTTGGTAACTAAGGATGACATCCCTAATATCAATAAGTTAATAAGCAATTTATATCACATTCCCTTATCGGATGCAGATTATATCAAGGAAAAGATTTACCAGTTCTCTACCTATGTTGAAATGAAGAACCTGAATGACTCTTTTGATTTAGATAACTTCGAACAATATGAAGAGTATTCAAGGAAGATTGAAAAAGTACTTCAGAAAAGTAAACCAAAGAAAGAGGACGAACCTATATACATGATTCGAGATATTACAGAGAGACAGTTTAAAAGACAATCAGAACCCTCGGTAATACCCTGTCCCTTTAGGCAATTAAATGACCTTACTAATGCAGGAGGTTATCCCGAACATTCTATTAATGTAATATTGGATAAACCTAAAGCAAAGAAAACTTTCTTCATGGTAAACCTTGCCCGAGGTTATCTTCGAATGAAGAAATCCGTATTATACGTAGATACCGAGAATGGTAAAGACCAAATCATGGACAGATTTATTCAATCTAGTATCAATAAAACCAAAAAGGAATTATACTCAGGTGAGTATGATAAACTTGAAGCTAAACATTTAAGAAAGCTTGCAAGATTTGGGGTTGAATTGGTGGTTGAGAGGGTACCTGCAATGATTACTAATACAACTTACATAAAAGAGAGGATAGTTCAATTGCGTAATCAAGGCATCGATATTAGAGTATTAATGGTAGATTATGCAGGTAAGCTTGCCTCAATAGCTGGAGACCGAGAGGATTTCGAAAGGATTTCTAATGTATATGTAGATTTGCAAAACTTGGCAGAAGAGTTACATCTTGATATCATATGGACTGCACATCATATTACTCGTGAAGGTAAGAAGCATAGACTTACTAGATATGATGAAAATGATATCTCTGGTTCAATTGCTATTGTTCGTAATGCTCAAGTTATTGTGGGTCTTAATTCTACCGAGCAAGAAGAAAAAGATAATATACTTCGAGTTGAGATGGTAGTACAAAGGGACGGTCTTTCTTCAGGTAGAGCCTTATTTAAATGTGATGTTGAAAGACAAAGATGTACAGAATTTACAAGAGAACAACGTAAACAATATGATGAGATATATGCTAAAAATTTAGACAAGATTATGAACGAACAGAAGGGCAATCCTTCAGCAAATAAAGAGAAGTATGAGAAGAAATCAGGTGATATATAATAGAAAATTATCCCACAATATAAAGGGTTGGCCAGGATATCATATTTCTAAAAGGGGTAGGCTATATAAGTATTATCCTAAAAGAGGTCTGTGGATGTTTATGAAAGGTACTATCAGTAGGAATAGAACTTATCATATTTTAAGAAGATGTGATAAGAGAATCAGGGTTCAGGCTTCTAGATTAGTAGCTTTAACTTGGATTCCAAATCCTGATGGTAAACCCTTTGTGTGCCATATAGATAATAATCCTACTAACAATCATTATAAAAATCTGTATTGGGGTACCCAAGAAGAAAATATACAACAGTGTATAAAAGATAAAAGATTAAGACCTCAAGGGATACCCATAAGCAAATCTCAAATCGGGGAATTAAACGAGGATTATCAATCGGGTTATTCTTTACGCCAACTATCAGAAAAATACCATATAACTCATGTACATAGGTATTTATACCCAGATACTAAATTAAGAAGAAAATGAGAACTAAAAAAGTAGAAGTAGTAAAAGACAGATTGACTGATGGATTAGCTTTGGAAATATCCCATAATGGATGGCAAACGACTTCCATTAGTAATCTAGATGTTGAGGATTTAAAGAGAATACGAAAAGTAATTCGTAAAGCAATTAGAAACCATGAAAATAACAAATCAGTTTAAGTCTAGACTTAAGACTTATTTTATTAAGAGGTTAGGTGCTTTTGAATATCGAAGAGGCTGGATGAAACTCCCAGTATGCCCATACTGTCATAGGGAATTAAAAATGGGAGTTAACTTATCAATGTATAGAACCAATTGCTTTAGATGTAATGAACATCCGAATCCTTCTCAATTGGTTATGGATATAGAAGGATTCGATACATACCATGAACTAATTAATTTCTTAAATAGTGGAAAATTTGATGAGCTTGAATTTCACGAAGAAAAGGTTGAACTTGCAGAAGTCAAACCTTTGTATTTACCCGAAGGATTTAGAATCCTTAACATTGGCCAGTCACAAGTTGCAAAAAGCATTAGAGGATATGTCAAGAGCCGTGGCTTTGTCATCTCTGAGTTGTCTAAGCATGGAGTTGGCTATGCGACGAAGGGGGCTTACTTTGGGTACCTCATTATACCCTTTTATTACAGAGGACAACTTAGATATTATAACGCGAGAAATGTTATCGGGCAAGGTCCTCGGTATAACAACCCTAACAAAGATATCACAGGAGTTGGCAAAGAATTTATCATATTTAATTATGATGCGTTGGAGATGTATAGGTCGGTATACATCTGTGAAGGTGCACTCAATGCCCTTACTATTGGAGATAGAGGAATTGCCACAATGGGTAAAGCTATATCTGGATATCAAGTCAATGAATTACTTAAATCCTCATGCGAAAGATTTATTATATTGCTGGACCCAGACGCAAAAGAATATGCCATCAACTTGGCTCTCAAGCTTGTTGCATATAAAAAAGTCAAGGTGGTGTTTTTACCAGACGGAAAAGACGTAAATGATTTAGGGAGAAGTCAGACACTTAAGTTAGTATATGCTACCAGGTACCAAAGTTATCAAGAATTGATATCAATCAGAAACTCATTGAAATAGGGAGTTCCTATTATATTATAAAATAATATATTTATGCGTGAACCATCTATCCATATAACTAAGTCTCAATTTGAGGAAATATTAAATACCTTAGAGGTAGACAATTTCCCAGTTGAGGCTTTTTTTGTTATTGCTCGAAAGGAGGCAATAAATCATAGAGCAGTCTTAGTTTCTAACAATAAGAATACTAAGCGAGTTAATAACATATTACTAGCATCTAAGGGAGATGCTGCCCTCGTTGCTGATATTTTATATGCAACTCGTATAAAGTTAAAGCATCGGGGAGTTCGGAAAATAAATGAAAGTAATTCTCGAGAATGGGCAAATTGTAAAAAGCTTGCAGAGATATGTAATACCTTCTGTGAAGATTTTAAATTTGATACTCGTGAAGGTTTTATCAAGTATATAGAGACTGGATTAAAAAGGATGACTGATTATAGGAATGTTATGCAAAGGTTAATATCTATGCAGGATAACATTACTAATCAAGTAGATGCCGAGATAGAATTGCAATATTCAGATTCAAAGCTTACTAAAGAGATACATGATTATTTCATAGGTAAGATTGCTAAGGAAACTGGTATTTATGAATCTTATGAAAACCAACCTGAGAAGTATGTACACTTTGCAAAGGTAGGAGAATTCCTAAAAGAAGAAGGTTGGGATTATAAGACATTCATTGATGCTCAGTTTGAATCTCTTGCATGGTGTAATGGATTACCAGATATTGCACAGATGTATACGGATAAAGCAATTGAAAGATACAATAAGTATTTATATAAGTATAAGAACAAAAAATCCCTGGAAGAGGAACCCGAAGTTGAAGGTTCTCTCTGGGAAAAAATTAATAATTAAAAAAGTAATATGAAAGGTTTACAATTTTTCGGAAACAGAGTGGAGGATGCAGCTAATGCTTTTATTGATGTCCTCAAGTATTCAGACCAATCGGTAACTTATCCAGATTTTAAGGATATCGACCCTTGGCCTGATGAGGTAATTAATATGTTCTATGTGATTTGGAAGAATGCCAAGTTCTCAGAACTAAGTGCAATTATTATGTATACCCAACAGTCTTCTAGATTCGAGGAGGTATCAGAATTGATGTTGGGTATTGGTTTGGTAGAGATGAGGCATCTTGACAAGATATCTGATTTCTTACAAAGGGCAGACCCATACGAGGATTACTCTACCATGAATATTAATCCTACAATTGAGATTGGTTCTACTTGGGAACAAGCTTTAAAGATTGCTTTGAATTCTGAGATAGAAACTATTGGTCACTACAAGAAAATCCAAAGAGCAATTGCTCAATACGAGGAACGTTCTGATTATAATGACGTGAATTATTTCCTTGAGAAATTGATTGCGGATGAGGAGCATCATATGAAACTTCTCAAGGAAGCAATGGGCATGGATAAAGCTACTAAGGGTGTAACTGTAATTATCAAATGAGTAAGCTAATTATTCAGAATGGAAATATGTGCGAACTTGACTTACCTCTTAAGTTCGCACAGAAACTTTATAATGAGTTTGCCATTCGACATCCAAATGCTTTCTACTTACGTACAAGGCAAAGAGGTATGCAGAATTGGGATGGTAAAATTCACTACATTACCAAGACTGGGCAATTTAAAATAGGTTTACTTCCTAAGGTATACGATATGTGTATTGAAATGGGGATTAAACCTAAAGTTGTAGATATGAGACAACCCTTACCTAAAGTCAGTAAAGTAGTTACGAATATAGGTAAATATAAATTAAGACCCGAGCAAGAGAAAGCAGTTAAGTCTGTGATTAATAATCGAGTAGGTGATACACCTTTCCATATTGGTGTATTAGATTACACGGTTAATGCCGGTAAAACTCTTATCATGTCGTCTTTATATTTAACCTATAAGAAGCAGTTAAAGACTTTGCTAATAACTAATGACTCAGATTGGTTAAATCAAGCTAGAGAAGAATTTAAGCAATATCTTCCGGGAGAAGATATCACTTTTGTTCAAGGCAAGGTTTTAAACTGGAGTAATTTTACTATAGGTATGGTTCAGTCTATTTCGAGGAACATGAGATTCTATCAAAAAGAACTATCTCAGATAGACATGGTACTTGTGGATGAGGCTGACCAGGGAGGTAGTAAACAATATCAGAATGTAATCACCCGACTGTTTAATACCCGAATTCGTATAGGATTATCCGGTACCATTTATATGAGTAAGCTTGCTAAGGATAAGGTTAAGAATATGAACCTAGAATGTTTCTTTGGTAAAGTGATTGCTGAGTTTAAACTTAAGGATTCCATCAAGAAGGGTTACTCAACTAAAACTATCGTAAAGATGGTACCCGGTAAACCTTGGTATGGTAATTGGGAATCTGATTGTATATCCTATAAGGAGATATATGATGATTCTATTACCGAAAATAATACCGCGTGGACCATGGCTTATAATCGATTACGATGGAATATTAATCAAGGTAGATATCCTGCTCTTGTAGTATGCAAGCATATTGCACATTGTGAAAATCTATATAAGTTCTTTAAAAAGAAACTGGGCGATGCCTATAATATTGCCTATGTGCATGTTAATACTCCCTCTAAGTTAAGACAACAAATAATGATGGATTTTAGGGAAGGCAAAATAGATATCTTGGTATCAACTACAATCATTGCTCGAGGTAAAAACTTTCCTAAGCTTAGGTATTTACTTAATGCAGCAAGCATGGATAGTCAGGAAAAATCTATTCAGTTTCTTGGTCGTTTGGTAAGAACCGATAAATCGAAAAAGAAAGTATACCTGGATGACCTTCATTATCCTGGCCCTTATTTAGATAGGCATGGTAAGCATAGGAAGCAATATTATCAGAGACAAGAATTGAAAGTAATATTGTTAGATAAGCTATGGAAGAAATATCCTAACCATAGCCTTATTAAGAGTTAACTAGAAGTACTATGAGTATTTACTTTTTCTCCGTAGGAGGAAAAGAAGATTACAATTAATAAGCATATAGGCATTATGAGATTACAATTAATAAGCATATAGGCATTATGAATAATGATAAACTAATATGTATCAGAGATGAAGATGATACTAAACTAACTACTCTATTATCAGATGGTTGGAAGATAATCCAAATCTCTGCATCCGGTATTTATTGCTGGGTACTCTTAAGGAAACCCAATAATACTAAAAAGAAAATCAAAGGCTTTCAGTGATGGAGAAATATATTTTAATTACAGCGGTTGTTATTATGATAATAATACTCGCTTTAGACTTCATACTTTCTAAGGATGGTTATTATCAATGCCATTCATGTAAGAAACATTTTCATAAAGAGGATTTAGAAATCAAGGGATGGCATTTAAAAGAATGGGTCTGTCCCCATTGTAAACACCTTAATTACACTTATGATGAAGAAGATTAAAGAATGGTTTAAGTCGTTTAAGTCTCTTGTTGTGGGAGAGGTACATAATCCTAAACATGTATTCAACTGTAGAGATTTGATATGGATATCAAATTTGGAAACTTCTCAAAATACCTCCGAATGTTTTACTCATTTCTTTTGTTTGTACTGGAGTAATGGTATGGTAGTCAAAGTATGTCAAGAGAGCCATGATAGAAATTCATACCAAGAATTATATAAACTCAGGGAACTATTTATTAATAACATCGGTTATTCCTATGTTCCCATAGAAGATAACAGTGAGATATACATTTATTTTATACATAAAAAAGACATATAATGGCTAAGAAAAAGAAACAACTTCCTGACTTATCGAAGCAAGATATCCTTACTCCCATAGATGTTAGTACTCTGGGAACTAATGGAGACCCTTGCTTCGGTATTGGGTATGACCTATCAACTAAAGAGTGTAAGCTATGCGGAGACTCAGAGCTATGTGCATTCAAGATGTCTCAGAACTTGAATATCACAAGGAAAGAGCTAGAACAGAAGAATCAATACAAGGATTTGGATGTATTAGAAGATACGGTTGGTATCAAGAAATACATCCGAGGCTTGATTCGGAAAGGGAAAGACAGAAAAGAGGTTATTACCAAAACCGTTGAGAAATTTGAAGTACCTAGAAAACGTATTAGAGAACTTTATAAAGAGTGTATTAAATAATGAAACCAATAGAGATGATATGGGCTATGTTCAAGGTATACCTTAACAACCCAAACTATTTTGTAAAGCAAAGTGATGTACTTGCTAATTTGTGTATGGAAGGTTCTACCGATGTAATTAGAATGTGTAATTCATTGGGAGTACATGTTTCTAGACCCGAGAAATTAACCTTTGGACAACTTTTACGTAGTAAATGTAATATATTATGAACAGATTTAGATTTATCAAAGTAAGGGAGGTAGTATCTCCCAACAGAGCAAACCCAAATGATGCTGGGTTAGATTTTTATGTACCAACCAACCTAACTTCAGAGGATATTCATCCTAAGAATGAAGCAGATAGCGAAGGATATGATTTAGATATCCCATTCGGTGAAGTTTTTGTAAGGCATATAGCTTTAAAACCAGGCCATCGTATACTTATCCCATCAGGTATCATGGGATTGCTTGAACCTCCTGCATCTATGCTAATGGCAGCAAACAAATCTGGTATAGCTACTAAGAAAGGGTTAATCTTTACTGCCGAGATAGTGGATTCCCCTTATGTTGGAGAGATACATATTGGGATATATAACACTTCTCAAGAAATTCAGGTTATCGAGGCTGGTCAAAAGCTGGTACAATTTATTCATGTACCCATTTATATTACCGAGCCAGAGGAGATTCAGCAAGAGGAGTTTTATATTGAATCACAAATGTGGGGAAGCAGAGGAGATAAAGGATTTGGTTCATCTCAAAACATAAAATAGTGGACATAAGGAATATAAATGAACAAGTGCCTCAGGTAGAAGAAACTGAGGCACGGATACTACAAGAAATGTATGATCTTGGGATAGAACAATTCTTTGGGTATAAAGAGATAGAAAGGTTACCTGATTATCCTTTAGATATAAATAACCCAAAGAACCAAGTTATCCTAAAGGATTTTATTGGTAGGGTTATTGAGGAATTAACCGAAGGATTCGAATCTACCGATGAAGTAGTATCTATATATCGTGATTATGGATGGAATAATGATTGCTTAACCTCAGAAGAATACACTCAGGTATTAAATCATCTAGCAAATGCAAATGAGGAACAAGCAGATGCCTTGGGATTCTTCTTTACTTTGCTTTTGTATTCTAATATATTGCCAGAAGATATATTAAAATATCAAGATGCCAAGAGTTTATTTGAGGTAATGGCAATTGGAGTCAAAGACTTACTCATCAAGTACCCAGATCATCGAAGTGTAAGGAAATACCCTATACTAAGTCCAACTGATTGGGCAAGAGAAGATAGAGAAGAATATGATAAGATAGTTTCTTATACCCCAGGTTTTCATGAAATGAGCGAGATATCTCATGAAAACGAGAAGCTATATTTATGGGAAGTAATATATGAACTTAATAAAGCAAGGAACTTCCTTAAATGTAGACCCTGGAAACAAACTCAAGTGATGACTAAAGAAATAGATTTTCAGGAATCTTTGGTAAAGTCATTCTATCTCTATATGGGATTCTTAGCGATGAATGGGTTTACTCCTCTCGGATTATTCGGTTTATTCTTTAAAAAACAACGTCTCAATAGATGGAGGCAACAAACTAATTATTAACATGTCAGGATGGAACCATAAATTAGAGGGACTTCAACTTAATCCGGAGGAGTCCCTCCATTCGTTAGAATTTGCTACCTCACAAGAAGCATGGGAAAAACTCAATGAGGGATTCCTAAGATTAGAGCCTGCTTTATTTGCAAAGGGGGCTATTGCCAATAGTGGGGTAGCAGTAGTGTATAACGTATTCATAAAGATACGCAATGCCTGGGTAGACCCAGAATTTGATTATGGGAGATGTTTCAATTATAAAGAAACTAAGTGGACTAGCTTATTGAATAACTACATAGACTTTAATAAGCTTGACTTGTTGCGTAGTAAACTGAGAGTACTGAGAAATAAGTACAATCAGAATTACAATATAACCTATATGTTTAACAATCATCATGATAACGGAAAGCAATGTCTAATAGCAGCGACTTTTTCAAAACGATTCGGGGAGGACATCCCAGTTATTACAATGGTAGTTCGGGCTTCGGAGATTACCAAGAGGTTAATATTCGATTTCCTATTAATTCAACGAATGTCAGAGTACGTATATGGTCCGGATCAGTCAGTACAAATCAACCTATTCGCGACTCAAATGTACGGAAATGTGGAGACACTTCTAATGTATCATACCCATAAGCCATTGAAGAAGGTACTTAAGGGGGCAGAAGAGAATGCTTGGAATAAGAGAATAAAAGAAATATGGAAGAAATTCCAAAAGGGTACAGAGAAGGAATTCTCTTCATTCAAGGTATTCTTTAGAAGTTTTAAAGTGCTCAGACCAGATTTATATGAAGAAACATATAAATCAATGAAAGCAAAAGAATTACTTCTTGAATACGAAGATATTGAATATCCCGAGAATGTAATTTCTTACTCTCAACGTAAAGCCTATAAGAAGAAACTTTTAAAACAAAAGAACAACAATGGAAGCTAGGGAATTTTTAAATCAGAAGCGGATAGGATTAGTAAACAAATTCTATTACCAAGTTTTAGAGATTAAAAAGAACGGTGCAGAACCAGATATACCCTTGTTAATGAAAGAGGTAATGAAAGAGGTAGAGGATTTCGATAATTTTGTATTTCGCTACTGGCATATGACCTGGGTTAATTCTACAATGTCATACAGTTAAATATTTATATAATATGAGGATATATTCTAACAGTTTTGAGTTAATGTCCGAAATGGGCAGAGAACTCAACAGTTATGGTCAACTTGTAAAACCAAAGACCTATCAAAATAAAGTCATTGAAGGTAATGAGGATTTTGAAACAAAGGAACTCATTTGCCAACAATATTGCTTGACTTCACTCGGAGACCCAGTATGGTTATTTGTATTTTCACATTCAAGAGAATGGGCAGATGCTGAGTTCCAAGAAAGGGTTGATACCTCTGATATAATTAATCCAGGTAAAGCTTGGGAATTAAGAAAAGATTTATGGGAACAGTTCTTGGTAAATGGTAAATTTGATTATACCTATAATGAGAGAATCATCCATGTTATTAAACCATTGATAAGATTATTGAAGGACGATAATGACACTCGTAAAGCAGTATTACCAATATTCAATGGTGATATGGACGGATTAGATACCGATTGGTATGATGGTAGTAGACGTATACCCTGCTCTATGTATTATGACTTCCTTATCCGTCAGAATGGTAAAGGAGAGAAGGTATTACATATTTGCTATCATCAAAGGAGTTCAGATTTTGCCCAACATTTCGGTAATGATATCTATTTAGCTTGGAGATTAATGGAATACGTAGCTCAAGAAGTAGGAGTAAAGCCTGGGTATTTATATCATACCATAGATTCATTACATATATACAAAAAAGACTGGCATTTCTTATCTTGTAATTTAGAGGATTTGAAAGATGACTACTAAGTATTCAAATATAAAAGGGTACCCTGGATATTATATATCTAAAAGGGGTACCCTTTTCACTTCCCTTAAAAGGGCAGGAGTTAAAGGGAAAGGCAATGGTAGGAAAGGTACTACTACTGTGATTTCTAATATTTGGAGAAAAAAGTATGTATCTTTAAAATCTAATGGTTATTTACAATGTACACTCTTTAGAAAAAGGTTTTATATACATAGGTTAGTATATGAAGCTTGGGTTAGTAATATACCAAAAGGATGTGATATTGACCATATAAATGGTATAAAAACCGATAACAGAGTATCAAATTTAAGAGTAGTTTCAAGGTCAGAAAATTTGAAACATAATTATGAGTTGGGTTTTAAGGGTTCTAATTATATACATACCTTTTCTGATAAAGAAAGAAAGCTTATAACTGATGATTATAATAAAGAGGGGCTCAGTATAAAGAAATTATCCCTTAAATATGGTTATTCTAGATACTTTATTCATCAAGTATTGAAAGGAGTTAGATAATGGAAACAAGATATCACATAATAAGAAACAAAAGAGAGTTAAAGAAACTCATTGCTTGTTGTAAAGCTACGGGTTATGCTTGCTGTGACTATGAAACGAATGCAGAACCTATTTATAATAAGAGTTTTAAACCTACAATTCTCTCTGTATCTTGGATGCCTGGGTTTGGTGCTTCCATCCCTTTAGACCATTTCGAAACAAAAGCTTATACTTCACCAGGTTGGAATTGGAAAAAGATGTTAAGGAAATTTGGGGAAGAAGTAATTGAGAATTATGAGATAACTAAGGTTGCATGGAACTGGAAATTTGACGACCAGGTAAACCAGAAGTATCATATATTCTACAGAGGTACATGTTTAGATGGGATGCTTGCTAAATATGTTCTCAACGAGGAAAAACCTCATGACTTAAAGTCAATGGTAAGAAGGTATTTACCAGAGTATGGTAATTATGAAAAGCAAGATGCCTTTGATAAGATACCATGGGATAAAAAGGAATTAGACCCACTTTGCCATTACGGTTGTCAAGATACGGATTATACTCTTAGGTTAATGTTATTCTTTGAAAAGAAGTTGATTGATTTGGGTATGTATTCGGTATTCCGTAATTTATTTATGTGTAATTCACGAGTACTCACCTCAGTAGAGAAAGAGGGATTATATCTAGATACTGAGTTCAATAAAAAGCTTCTGGAAGAATATAAACCAAAAATAGATGCTGCTAGACAAGCAATATATGACTTGCCAAGAGTAAAAAAATTCGAAAAGAAGTACAACCAAGAAAAGATTGATAAGTATATTCAATCTATCGAAGCTGAACTTGAGGAGTTAGATTATAATGACCCAAAAGACAAACGAAAGATTGCATTAAGGGAACAGAAAATATCGAATATCAAGGCAGGTATATTTACAACTAAAAAGGAACAGGAATTAATAAGACCCATTAACCTTGGTAGCCTAGTTGATTTGCCTAAGCTAATGTATTCAGAGGATGGATTCCATTTCGATGTAATTAAAGATAATGATTCTGGTAAACCAAGTACAGATGAAGAAACCCTAACTAACTTAAGGTTAACAGTTAAAAAACCCGATTCACCAAAGGCAATATTCTTGGATAAACTTCTCGAACTAAGAGGGTTAGAGAAAATGTATAAGACTTATATTTATGGGTGGTGGGAAAAGGTACAAGATGATTCTCGATTACATGGTAGATATAACATACATGGTACTGACTCTAATAGGTTTAGTTCTGCAGACCCAAATATGCAGCAGATCCCAAAGACAACAGTAGACCCAAATATTAAGAAACAATTGGTAGCTCCTCCAGGTTATCTATATATGGCATTCGACTACTCACAGGCAGAGTTAAGGATGATGGCTCATCTATCTGGTGATGAAACCTATCTTGATGCTTTTGCAAAAGGAGCTGATCCTCACTTGGGCATAGCAGCAGCAAAATATGGTGTATCAATTGAAGAAGCATCTAAAATATACGAAGACGAAAGTCACCCTGACCATAAGTTATGGAAGACTAGAAGAAAACAAGCTAAGCAAATTGCATTCGGTTTGATTTATGGTATTGGAGAAGCTTTACTTGCAGTAAAATTATCTGACCCAAAAGCTGGTATTATAGTTACTAAAGAAGAAGCCCATAAAGAAATGGCCGAGTTCTTTGAGAAACATCCAAAGATACTTAAATTCAAAGAGAAGCAAGAGAAATTCCTGCGTAAGCATGGGTATTATACCCAGTTATTTGGTACTAAGAGAAGATTACCCCAGATATACTCAAACGACAAACAAGAAGTTGCTTATGCTATTCGTTTGGGACTTAATTTCCCATGTCAAGGTGCTGCAGCAAATATGACCAACTTCGGAGCTATTCTTGTTTATTGGTTAATGCGACAAGGTAAATTACCAATGATGAAAGAAGCTTGTACGGTACATGATGCAGTATATATGTATTCTAAACCCGAAGATATAAATACCTGGACTGTATATACCATTTGGAATATCCTACGTAATCCAAGTACTAAGAAGTATTTCGGTTTTCAAGTAGATGACGTAACTCTATCAATGGATTTTACAATAGGTAGGTCTATGGCAGAAGAATTACCGTTTATGCCAGGCTATGATTATACTAGAATGTTAAAACCAGACTTTTCAGTAGAAGAGTACATGGAAGAATATCATAAGTTTAAAACCCATAAGATTGGTAATTTTAGTGCAGCTTCCCCCGAGGTATTTATGGAACTATATAAAAAGGAAATCCATAAATATCAACGAGAATATGAAGAATCGAGAAAAGGGTAATATACCAGGATTTAGTAATTACTACATATCCCGTACTGGGAAGTTATATTCGAAATTTACTGGTAATTGGAGATTGGTAAAACCTGCTATGAAAGATAATGGTTATTTATCTAACTCTTTAGTAGGAGATGATGGTAAACGGAAGAATTTCTATAGACATAGGTTAGTGGCTTCCACTTATATACCTAACCCAAACCATTATCCTCAAGTATGCCATAAAGATAATGACCCTGAAAATAATAGAGTAAGTAATCTATATTGGGGAACTGCTAAGATGAACATGGGTCAATGTATAGAAGATAAAAGGTTCTATTTTGTTGGCAAAGAACGAGAACGTAAGGTAAATGTAGAATTATTAATTTCTAGGTACATAGAAGGTATACCAAGAAAGGATATACTAGAAGAATTTGGTATCTCAGTTGGTGTATTGTATAAAATATTACGGTATAATAACATAAAACTAAGAAAATGAAAAAGATTTTGAACGGTCCCACAGTATGGAGAGCTAAATGCCCATGCTGTGATTGTGAATTTGAATACGATGTCAGTGAAACTTTCAGAGTTTACGATAAGAGTAATTCAAGCGTTTTTAGGATATTACAATGCCCATCTTGTAAAACCAATATAAGGCATTCTGATTCAGTATCTACATCTACAGAAATGAAAAGAGAGGATACTATGTCCACATAAATAAAATAAATTTAAGAAACCATGGCAACAAATGAAGAATATCAGAATGCAAGTAAATTAACTGTCCTTACCTATATGATTGCAGGATGTTTGGGTTATTCTATTGAGAATCTGTTTAAATACCTGGATGCTACGAATTTAAAGGTAAGTGGACAAGAAAAGATGTTATTCAATCGAGTAAAGACCCAACTACATCAATTACAGACTAATCTTACTACATTAGAAGATATGGCTTTTAAAGTAATGGCCACTGATGAGGATGGGAAACTTGCCTATGAAGATGCTACTCATATTTATTGGGCAGCTTTCTTAGTATTATTAGATAGAGGGGGAACTGATAACTTATGCGACTTAAGATTAATGGCTTTGGTAGATAAGATAAGCATCTATAAATCTCTTCTTAATTTGCCCGGTATGAAACTCTCTTATCAAATGGCTTTTGCTCAAGTAACTAAAGCAATAAGCAAAGGAGAATTTAGTAAAGAAGACTTTAAAAACCTATTAGAAGTTTATGAAGACGGAACTGAAAAAACTAAAGGTTAAATTTGAAGGTAAACTTATCGAGATTGATATTCAAAAGGAATTATCTATCAATGAGAATATCATCAATTCTCAGCTACGAGAATCTCCTTCTAGTTATTATATTCTTTGTTCTCTTAGAGATAAGTATATAAAGGAAAGAGATTTACTAGCAAGGGAAAAGGATGAAGCCTATTCCAATGCTTGGGTATATTATAAGGATGCCAATGAAAGGTGGAATAACGAATATGTTTCTCATAAGGCAAATCTTAACAAGAAGTATTCTTCCATTTATGAGAGATACTTAAAAGCTGTAGAAAAAGCAAATAAGTTCATAGCTATATGTAAAGCTTATGAGAGTCGGGAGAATATATTAAGAACTATTAATGCGAATCTAAGAAAGGGTTAACCCATTGAACTATAAATAATTACTAACTTTTAAAAACAGTATTAGAATATGAATTATTCAATGACATTTATCTCACCTCTTGTGGCTGAGAAATTTAATCAAGAATTACCTGGATGCCCAACAGAAAACCGGGTACTTATTTTATCTCCAAAGGAGGTAAATCAAACTAAATCCGGTTTGATTATCCCTGAACAAGTAAAAGAGGGAGTTCCTCGTAAAGGGGTTGTAGTAAAGAGTGGGGAAATTACCGAAGAATACAAAACCTACCGAGAATTGGTTGCTGTAGGTAGAATAGTTACCTATGGTTTGTATGCAGGTAAAGAACTTGAATTCGAAACGGACAAACTATCTCCTACTCTCAAACAACTTTTAGAGAAAAACGTTCTTACCGTATTGAGTATGAACGAAGTAGTTTACTCAGAACCGAATAATTAAAACTAATCATTATGATAAAAGAAGACAAGAAGAAAAAGAAAGTTTCATCAGAGGGACTTTCTACAAAAGAAAAGATGCTAGCTAGAAAGAAACAGCTAGAATCTAAGGGAAACGGAAGTGGGTTGGTATATCCAAAAGAAGGAACCCTGAGAATGAGAATTAAATCTCCAGGTGATGACCAGGAATTGGGTATCGAAATTATTCAATTCTACCTGGGGGGCAATTTGGGAGGAGTTATATCTCCGGCTACTTTTGATGAACCTTGCCCATTTATGGAGAAATATCAAGAATTGAAAAACTCCAAGGATGAAGATGACAAGGAACTTGCCAAGAACCTGGTACCAAGAAGAAGATATGTTATCGGTGGTATCATTTACTCAGATGAAAAGGGTAGTAAGGTAGATTACGAAGGCAAAGATAAGGGAGTTTTAGTTCCTCGCTCAGTATACCAGGATATCATTGACCTTTACCTTGATGAAGATGAGGCAGGTGATATGACAGATCCAAAAACTGGATACGATATCAAGGTAATTCGTTCCGGGTCTGGTAAACTAGATACTACTTATTCTGCCCGTGCTTGCAAACCAACTAAATTGGACAAGAAATATCAGGGTACAATTGACCTTGAGGGGATAGTTCGTTCTCAAATAAAATCCTATGATGAGTTGGAAGATTTGCTTTCACAGTATCTAAATGAAGACCATGGAGATGATGATGAGGATGATAAATCCAAGAAGAAAAAGAAAAAGGGAGTTCACAAAGACCATTACATGGAAGATGATGAACCTAAGAAAAAGAAAAGAAAATACAAATCGGATATTTAAGGGTTAGTAATATGGTTTCATTCGAAGGTGGTAATTAGATTCGTTCTGTTACCACCTTCTTTAGTTTAAAGACATTACATTATGGCAAAGAAATCTAAGGTTGGTTTAAAAGTACCAACAGCAAATGAGATGGCAAAGAAATATGGGAGTATGATTAAATTAGCTTCAGAAGTAACTGATACCGATTTATATATACCATCTACTTTCTTTGCTTTGAACTACTTATTCGGTAAGGGTATTCCTTATGGTAAAATTGTAGAGATTGCTGGAGAAGAATCATCTGGTAAATCCTTGGTAGCTTATAACTTTGCTTATGCTACTCAACAACTTGGTGGTCATGTAATATGGGTAGATGCAGAACAATCCTGGATGAACTCCTGGGCAGAGATTAATGGAGTAGACCCTGCAAAAGTAACCATTGTTAATGATACTCGTATTGAATATATTGCAGATGTAGTAGCAGACTTAGCAATATATTTACGTTCTCAATTAACCCACAATGAACCGATACTTCTGGTAATCGATTCTATTGCAGCAACCGACTGTACGGATAATATTGATGCTAAGATGGTTGATGGTAAAGCCGAAATGGGAGGTAGAGCAAAGGCTCTTTATAAATACTTCCGTATCAGAAGTGAATTATTCTACAAACTGGGAGTATCTCAGATATATATTAACCAATTAAGAACTGCTTTGAATGTCGGATTTGGAAAAGATAACACAACAACTACAGGAGGTGCAGCACTTAAGTTCTATGCTTCAATCAGAGCTGCTTTCTATTCAGGAAGGTCTGTTACCATTAAACAAAATGGGAAAGAAAGGAAAGCTGGGAAACTTGTCACTATCAGACTTATTAAAAATAAAGTTGCTCCTCCTCGACCTACAATCAGCAAATGCCCTGTATATTTCAATCCTAAATTCCACGAAGTCGGGTTTGACAGATGCTATGCTTTAGAAGATGTATTGGTAGATACCGATGTAATCGAAAAAACTACTGGTGGGTATAAATTGAAAGGTAAAACTCTTGCAAGAGGAGAAGAGAAATTCCAAAAGCTTTTGGAAGAAGACGATGAACTTCGTAGAAAACTTTTACGGAAAGCTGGAGTAAATACCATAGGTACTACTAAAAAACAACTGGAGAAAATAGAAACAAATCTATTCCCAGTCGATGGTGTAGAATATGAAAACTATTCAGATTCAGAAGAGGAGGAGGAGGAAGACGATGAGTAAGAAAACAATATTATTGGTTGATGGATGTAATTTACTTCACCAAAGTTTTCATAAGTTCGAAAAACTTAAATCTACCGATGGTAAACCAAGTGGAGCAATATTTGGATTTTTCAAATCCCTACACATGTATCTTACAAGGTTCGAACCGGATGAGGTTTATATTTCATTCGATAATGGTCATTCACCAGTAAGGACGAAGTTATTGCCCAATTATAAGGGACATAGAAAAAATATATCTGTAGATTACGAATCATTGCAAAAGCAAAAGGCAATTATAATGAAAATGCTGGGTATGCTAAGAATTAATTATATCTTCGATAAAAAGAAATCTACAGTATATGAAGGGGATGACTTCTTAGCATACCTTGCAATTAAAAAATTCCAATCCGAGAAAATGATACTTATATCATCGGATAAAGACTTTAACCAGTTGCTATCAAATAACCTGAGGATATATAATCCCAGAAAAGATGAGATGATAAGAATGGATAACTGCAAAGAATTATTCGGTTATCATTCTCATGAAACGGTAGAGTACCTTGCAATGGTTGGAGATACTTCCGATGATATACCAGGGTTCCCGGGTATAGGCCCAGTAAAAGCAAGGAAAATCCTTGATGAGGGTAGAATTGAGAAGTTTATTGCCCAGAGTAAGAACAAAGAATATCTTCAAATATGGAAAAGGAATGAACAGTTAATCGACCTTTTCTGGTTTGTAAGACATAATCCATTGGATAAGTTACCAATTAAGTCAAAGAAGAAGTTTAAGTATGAGAAATTCAAAGAACTTTGTATCGAATACTCTTTAGCATCATTTTTGACAAATGAATTTATAAAACCATTTAAAGCATTACATCATGAGTAAGAGAATTATGTTTGTGGGTCCCTCTGGTATAGGGAAAACTACTTTAGCTAAGTATGTAGCTAAGAGAGAAGATCTACCTTTTATTTCTGGTAGTATGTCAGATTTATTACCTGCTACTGAAGGGGTATCACATAATGAAATATTATCCCTCGGTTCGGAGGCAATGTATAAAGCAGATTTTCAACTTCTGAACAAAAGGAATAGGTTATTCAAGGATAGAGAATACTTCGTAACTGATAGGAGTTATGCAGATTTGGCTGCTTATTTTTGGTATAAGCAATCAAGAACTTTACCAGAATGTGAAATGGAACATTTTTTCTGTCAATGTAAGACTTTAATGGAAGATCAATGTGATGTAGCAATCTTCTTACCATTAAATCTAGATACTTATAAGCATTGGTCAATGGAAGATAATGGTAAGAGAATACTTAACAGATTCTTCCAAGTTCAGATATCATCTCTTATGGGGGAATTGCTTGCAAATTGGGAAATACCCACTATTTGTATATCTGAGCTCGATTTAGGTATGAGAACGGAACAAATCAATTACCATTTAGATAGGATATGGGGAAAGAAGTAATAGCAATAGCCTTCTCGGATTTACATATAAATCTATGGGCTAAGTTTAATGAGAACAATCACAGGACCCTGAATAGTTTCAGGGTTTTGTCGATTATACGGAAATTATGTAGAAGGTTTAACTGTCCTGCATTATTTTGTGGAGACTTATTTCATAAGGCCGAAACAATGGACCAAGAATTAGCAGAGATATGTTATAATGAACTAATAGAAGGATTTTGGATATATGCCATATCTGGAAATCATGATATTAAGAAAATAAGTAAGGTTGGTACTAAACCCTTTAGCTGGCTTTATCAAGTAGAGAAGTATGGTATCATGATATTAGATTATGAAAAAACCAAACTATCTTCTACACATAAAGATATTATGGTATATGGGGTTCCTTATATTGATAATAACGTGGGTCTAAGTGAATACTTAAAGAAGTTAGAATTAGATAAAAGTAAAAAGAATATTCTTTTACTACACACTGATTATCCCGGTGCAAAGGATACCGATGGTAGGGAGATAGATTCCGTAGAAAACTTAAATGTAAATGTTCTCAATAAATTCGATTTAGTATTATGTGGTCATATACACAAACCTCAAAGACTATCAAAGAAGGTTTATATGATTGGGGCACCTAACCATCAAAGGAGAACCGATAGAGATTGTGAATTAGGGTATTGGAAAATCTATGAAGATTTGTCTCTGAAGTTTGTACCTTTGAAAAATTTCCCAAAGTTCATCGATGTAGAAAGGGAAGAGGATATTAAGGATGATGGTAATTATTATACAGTAATTCCCCAAAAAGCTAGTACTCCAGTTAATAACAAACATAAGATTACTAAGCAACTTTCTAAGAAGTCTCTAGCAAAAAGATACCTAAGAGAGAAAGGTATTAAAGATGAGGTTAAAACTAATCTATTAATTGAAACACTTAAAAAGGCTGAATCATGTTAACGTTCTTAAACTTAGAGGCAGAAGGATTTTGTTCAATAGAATCCTTACACCTACAATTAAACCCAACTTGTACCATACTTATCAAGGCCCCAAATGGGAAAGGTAAATCAACTATTCTCTCTGCCTTGGTATGGGCAATATATGGGAAAAACCTAAAGGGTGTTTCTGAGGTAAATACCTGGAAGCAAGTAAGGCCCAAAGATTACAAGGGTACTAAGGTACAAGTATACTTTCAGAAAGATTCTCATACATATAAGATAGTTAGGTGTCAAAAGTATGATGAAGTACTTGAGGATGGTGCTAAAGGTAAAGACAGACTTATCTTCATGAAGGATGGGGATATAGTTGATATCAAGGGGAAGGGGAAGATACAGGATTCTATAAACCGAGAGATAGGTCTATCATATACTCTGTTTATGAACTCAATTATGTTTGGGCAAGGTATAAAAAGACTCATACAAGAATCTAATTCTGATAAGAAAAAGATATTCGAAGAAGTATTCGATTTGGAGTTCTTAAACCTTGCTAAAGGCATTGCATTACAAGATAAAAATAACTTGATATCTCAAATAAACGAAGTAGAGCATGAGTCTCAAATGCTTAAGAAAGAATTAGAGGCTAATAAGGAGGCTTACTTCGATATGAGAGATAGAGAAAAATCCTTCAAGCAAAAAATCAAAGAAGAAAGAAGAGAGTTAAAACAAGATAGAGAAAAGCTAACTAAGTTACTGATTGAGAAACAAAAACAAATTAAGGATGAAGTAGATGCTTCGCTTCAGATAAAGATTAAAAAACAAAATGAACTAATCCTTGATTTGAGGAGTAAGATAAAAGATGCAAAGAATCTATCGAATGTACCACTCAAGAAAGTAATTAAAGAATTAGTAATACAGTTAGAAGCTGGTCACTACAAACGTGCATTACGTGATGCTAAATCAATATATAAAGCGTTCTCTGACCTTGACAAATATGATAAAGAATATCAAGAGGCTTTAGAGAGATTAGAAGAACTTAGTAGTGTAAATGATAGATATAAGAAATTGAAATCTGATTGTGATGATATTGCTTCTGATATTGCTTCTATTGACGAAGATTTGGATAAGCTCAAACAGGAAAAGCTTAAGGTTATGTCTCCAAAGTATAAACAAAAACTTAAAGAGATTAGGAAAAACTTACGGAAGGTTGATGAGGACTTTCATAATAAAGAATTAGAGTTAGAGAATTATAACTGGTTAATTAATGACCCATTGGGTAATAATGGGATTAAGGCATACTTATTCGATTCATCACTCGAGTTCTTAAATAAATGCCTCGATAAATATTCAGAGGTATTGGGATTTAGGATTGAATTTAATATAGATTTGGGCACTGCTAGAAAAGAATTTGTTACTCTTATTGAAAGAGATGGGATGATTATAGATTACGATGAACTATCAGGTGGCGAGAAACAATTGGTCTGTGTAGCAATGGCTTTTGCAATGAATGAGGCTTTAACTGCCTCTAAGGGTATTAACTTAGCATTCCTTGATGAGGTATTTGAATCACTAAGTTCAGATAACATAGAAGTAGTTACCTCATTAATACGTCACATATTCAAAGAGAAAACTCTATTCTTGATAACCCATTTAGATTCACTTCCTCTTGGTAATACCAAAATTCTGCAAGTGGAAAAGACCCAAGGCCTGAGTAGGTACCAATTACTTTAAATTATGAAAAAGAGTAATTTAACTGATTACCCAAATTATAGGGTTTCTAAAAGAGGTAAGATAATCAGATTATCAGATGGGAAAGTTATAAAATGTTACTTGAACCATAGGTTCAATAGGTATTATTGTTGGCTATACGATTCCAAGAATATTAGAGTCAAAGTATATAGGTATAGATTAGTAGCTATGGCTTGGATTTCCAATCCTGAGAATAAACCTGAAGTTTGCCATATAGATAATAATTCAACCCATGATTATTATAAGAATTTATATTGGGGAACTCATAAAGAGAATATGGAACAAATGTCAAGAGATGGGAGAAGTACTAGAAATAAAAGTATAATCAGAAATATCAGTAAGTCTCGAATTACTTTAGTAAAGAGAAAAGACTATCAGAAGGTTTCTTTTGATATACCCTCAGAGAAACTAAAGCTTGTAATTAAGAAATTCTTTGGGAGTTGAGGCTATAATGGTATATAAAATACAATACACCATTATATTATGAACTCTAAGAATAAAGGAAATCGATTCGAAAGAAAAATTGCCGGGTTTTTTACGAAATGGACCGGGTACAAATTTGAAAGGAATAGAGCAGGGAGTGGAGCTTGGCATTCAAACAAGGACTCCACTTCCGATTTAACCTGTACTGATGAAAGGCATGCTCATAGATGTAAGATATCTATCGAATGCAAGAATTATAAAGAGATTAAGTTTGAACATCTACTCTTAGGTAATAAGGGATGCGATATATTGAAATTCTGGGAACAAGCTTCTAAGGATGCAAAAAGAGCAAATAAAGTTCCCATACTCTGTATGAGATATAATTCAATGCCATCAGAAGAATTTTTCTTTGTAGTTGGAAAGGATTTATCTTCTGTATTCTATAAACCAATATTCGATAAAGCCAATATTATGGTAATTGATGTACCAAAGATAGGTGAGATTCTTTATGTATTCATGGCTAGTGATATACTGAAGAATGTAAACTATAAGTTAGTACATAAACAAGCTAAGTTAATTCTTAAAAACCGGTAACCCATGAAGAAGCATACCCCATACTCATATTGTATATTTTACCTTGAAAGGAAGTACTGTGATAAAATTAATAAAGAACTCAAAGAAAAGGGGTATGACCAAATCAAGGCAATTATTCCTATGGTAAACGTATTAAGAAAAACCACAAAGGGTAAGATGGTATTCGAAGAAGTACCAGTATTATTCAATTATGGTTTTATGAGAATGCCTACTAAATTAGCATTCTCAAGGCCATTTCTTAATAAGTTACGTAGAAATATATCTGGTATCAGAACTTGGTTACGTAATACTGAGACAATGCACCCAAGAAAGAAAAAAGTAAGGATTGACAATGCCGAAGACTTTGATGATTTTTCTTTAGTGGCTACTTGTAGTAGAAAAGAAGTAAGGCGATTTAAACGTATTGCTAGAGAGAATAAGAAGTTTTCAGTAGATGATTTAGTCAATGTAAAGCCTGGAGATTACTTAGTATTACGGGGTTATCCTTATGAGGGAGTAGATGCTACAGTATTAGAGGTTGACCATCTTTGTAAAAGAGTAAAAGTTCTTATATACCCTGAAATGGGAAGAATGGAAGTATGGTTACCTTTTGACAACGTTATCTATAGTGTATATTTAAATCATGATCCAGATAAGCTTTATGCTAATTCTGGGGAATATGACCCTAATCAGATAACCAATGAAGCAATTGATAGTATAATGAGATATAGGAGAATTTAATGTTATGAACGAAGCTCAACAAAAAGCCTGGAGTTGTTTAATTGATAAAGAACAACAATCATTATTCCTTCAACTATCAGAAAGTAAATCTTCATGGGAAGCTGGTGAAATTTTAAAGTTATCTCATTACAAGTATCTTGAAATCCGGGAACGGTCAGAGAAATTCTTTAGGCTATTCTCAGATTTTTTTGAGAAACACACTTCTATTTTTCGACCAGATTGCCCCTGTGAGAGGAATTTCCAAGATTATATGGAGGGATGTTTAGAGAAACGATTAAAAAGAAAAGAAGCAAGCTTATTCACAGGAGACTCAGCTCAATTACTCCCAAAGGTAAACTCTAAAAATATAGAGAGAAACATGAAGAGGTTAAAGGAGTCTGAGGATGAATGGGACATAGACACTCTAAGATTAATTCTTGAATTTGATAGGTGGAATAACTTTAGAATACTTCCAAGGATGCTACAACAGCCTTCTGCATTTAAAAGACGGTCGAATAAAAAAGATAAGATATATATCAAATATCTACTTAATAGGGTACCGGATTGGATGCACACTAAACTCAAGGAAAGGTTTAGGTATAAAGTAAAACCAGGAAAGAAAAAGTATTGGGTAGCTTTAATATCTGAGGACCTATATACCGATGGTTATCTATTGTTACCAGTAAGACCTTTGGATGAAGTAGTAGATGAATTTAGTAGATTTTACATGTATGTATTTAAAACTAAAGATGATGCTGATACCTTTGGTTTTATGGTATCTAAGTTCATGATTAAAACCGAATCTGTTAAGCTTGGACAAAAATTCTGGCCAGAGTACCGTTGCTGTGTGGAAAGAGCAGTAAACTATAATCAAGTGAATAACATAGAATTCAATATTAAGAAATTGGATATGGCTTATAACACACATATCAAGAGAAAGCCTAAAAAACCTAAATCCACTGCTGCGAACCGAGCAAAAACCTCGGATTTTTATAAAAATAAATAGAGAAATAAGATAAGATTAAATTATTTATTCTTATATTTGCAAAGAAAATAAATGAATACTTTAAAATATTAATGATATGGCAAAAAAGAGTAGAAAAGACATGAAAGCTCCATCCAAGGAGAAATCAAATTTCCTTGGTGCTTCTGGGAGAAACATGACTTATAAGGATTTAAAGAGAAAGGCAATAATATTAGGGATGCCTTTCCCTGATGCTTGTTCTGCTGGGGTATTTGACTTATTACATTATATCAATGTATCAGAAGAAAAGCCAGATAAATCGTTAATTGATAAATATGACGATTGGATGGATAAGCAATTAGAAAATATTGGGTATTCGAAAGATGACCCATTAAGAAATTCCAGATTAAGGCTTGGGTTTCTCGGAGAAGAAGGGGAAAATGGGCAAAGAAGAACCAAACGAGTTCCTGGGATAAAGAAACCTCGAGAAAAGAAACCACCAAGAGAGAGGGATGAATTTAATCTTATCAAGGGTACAAAGAAATCTTATGTATTCGAATTAACTGCAAAAGGTTTTGAACTTGATAGAGTTATTCGGAGAATGAAAAAGAAATTCCCCGAAGCAAATGAGAAATCTATCAATCTTTGGTATAGAATGGCAAAGAGGAATATAAATGGTAAAACTAAAGGAAAGTAACAACGGACCCATACGACCAGATAGATATTATATATGGACTTGGAGACCAGATACTACCAATAAGATTGTTACTGAAAAGAAATTATATAGGAAACATCTAACCGGTATACCATACTTTACTAGACACCAAGTAAAGGTTACCTTAGTTTATCTTTATGGTGTAGATGTTCTTCAGTATATCCATATAATATCTGGGAGGAAACTTATAAAACAAGGCATTAGAGAATTATCCGATATGAATGGTAAACTTCTTAAAAAGGGTAGTACTAAATTCTGGTTTAAGGGTAAATTCGTAAAAGCAAGGAAGTTCATAATGCCCGATGAATATCACATAGATAAACACCGACGAAGAAGATTTATGGTACAAATGCACCGAGTCTTTAAGTCTAAAGGAAAAAAGGAATTCAATGAAAGGTACTCAATCAAACTCTATGGACAACGGCAAGGCATATCTCCCAAGTATACAAGGCAAAAGAGATTACAAATCAATCTTGCTATCCTACAGGATTTACAACAGGCTGAGTCAAGAGGAGAAAAATAAATTCAATCTGTTATTCCTGCAGTATCCTCCATTGGTAAGTTCATTGGCTTTATATTTAAGAAAGAAGATGAACATCCCAATACAAAAGGTACTATTTATCAAAGCACAAAGGGATATGCTTGAAATATTCGATGAGGCATCACTTAAATTTTTATGGTATTTGCCTAAAGAAAGGTTTATTAAGAAGTCTCTATTATTTCAAGGGTTTGTTCCATTAGAGAGTATTAAACTTAGAAGGTCTTATGCTTATATAATGACAAATAGGATGATAGAAAATAAAATATGGGTCTACCCAATTCGATTATCCGATAACTATAAAACAATGATAAAAGGGAAATACAAATCCTATACCGAAGTATTTGGGAAGGTGGGTATTCCTGGGATAACTAAAATTAAATATAGCAATGAATAATAACGAAGGTTTTAAAATCACAGCACATCAACCAGCAAACCCATTTGCAGGTAAGAAGTTTAAGATAGTCACTTATCAAGGTGACAAGGAACTTGCCTCTCAGGCAATAACCATTGAATCTCAATTAGAATTAAAGACAACTCTAGATGAGATAAAACAATTCAATATTGCTCAGGAGGAATTAGTAAAATCTGGGTATACTCAGAAATCCATACTGGTAAAGAAACTTATAACAGAGTGATATAAATAAATTATTAACCAACTTAAACATTACGAAAATGGCTAAGAAGAAAAAAGAAGTGGAACTGAAAGAAGTTTCCAGAACAGAAATCAATGGTGCAATCATCATTAAGTACGAAGACGGCTCAGTAAAGATTATCCCTGCTCCTATCATGCTTTCTACCGAAGAAGCCGAAGACCTTTTTGGTTCTGAATCCGATGACGAGGAAGAAGAAGAAGAGGAAGAATCAGACGATGATGATTCTGAAGAGGAAGAAGAAGAGGAATCGGATGATGACGATGAGGAAGATGATGATGATGATGATGATGATGATTCCGAAGAGGAAGAAGAAGAGGAAGAACTGACCGGTGAAGAACTTGCCGAAATGGACTTCGAAGAACTTGAGGATGTCTGCGACGACAAAGACCTTGAAACTGACCCAGACGATTACGATGAAGACGACGTCGAAAAACTCCGTAAAGCAATTGCCAAAGAACTCGGTCTCAAATTGCCGGCAAAGAAAGAAGCCAAAGGTAAGGGCAAGAAAGGGAAAAAGTAATCTGGTAACCGTATTCAAGATTTAAAAGAAGGTAGGGAAATTTCCTATCAACTATTAATAAACGTAGAAGTTTACTTATAATAACCATTAACTTATAAAACATTAAAAATTATGGCAACAAAGAAATCAGACTCCAAGAAGAAAGGGGATAAGGAAAAAGACCCAGAAAAAGAAGCTAAACGCAAGGCTCGTCAAGAGGCACTTAAGAATCGGCCGGCTGAACAACGTCCTAACAGCAAGCAAATCGATGTTATTGCCATTAACGACAAATCCAAGGTAATGAACTTTGGTTATGCCGTTAAGAACAAGGAAGGCTATCAGGGTGTAGTGGTTACTTCTGTATTGGTTACGGATGGCAAACCGGTATCAACTTCAGTTTCATTCGTTCCGGGAACTCTTACCGTTAAGTCTAAGAAAGGACATGGCGTTATTTGTTCTCCGAAAAACAAAAAGGCTAAGGAAGAAGAAGAGGAAGAATCAGAAGATTAAACTCTAACTTACTAACTACTATCCCATATGTCTGCTATATAAATTTAGAGTTTAAGTTCATATGAATAACATCTACACTTAGGACGTTGTTCAGCCAAAAGCTCATTGCCTGCGAAGGTAGTGGGCTTTAATTTTTTATACCCATGGAAGAAGAGAAATTAGCAATTCGAAAGAACATTCGAATACTTGCATTGGATAATCTAATAAATACTTATACTGATGTACTAGAAGATAAAGAATTAAACCTGGGACCAGATGAAAGGGAACTTGCCATCAATATAATAAATGAGGCAAGAGAAATGCTATCAGAAGAAACTCAGGAAGTATCTAACCAAGTAATGCAAAGACCCAAATGGAAAAAGACTTAAGATTATTAGTGGGAAACATTAATCAAACTCTCAGAGAATTAGATTATGTTTCGTACCTTAAAAAGGTAGCTCTTAGTAAGGGTAAGAAAGGCGAATACCAATCCCATAGGTTGAAGAGTAATTATCTGAAAAGAAAACTCATATCTCTTAAAGGAGCCCTGAATAAAAAACTTCATGGGACTTATATTGTTGCCCAATTTAATTTTATAAGGGGGGAACAGAAAGAAACTTTTGAACAAACTTTTACGGACTTATCTCAGAAAGAGGTAGAAGATATACTTCAACTCGAGGCAGTTTTAAAACAATGCAGTTTAGAAATCCTAGAAATTAAAGAAATCCCAACCCAAATTAGGAAGGTATAACTATGGTATTATGTAAATAGGAAATTCAATTATTCACCTAATATAAATGAAAATGGCTAAGAAAACAGAAAAGAAGAGTAAATCGGAATCCAAGACTCCGGAACTCACAAAGGCTAAGAAAGCTTTGGATGCTTACCTTAAAGAGAACAAGTTGGACCCTACTAAGGATTGGACCAAAGACAAGAAACATGGTAAAAAGGTTACCGAACTTGTAAACAAGCTCAATAAGGAAAGAGACAAAGTTGCTGCTGCCTATCCTGAAGCTGACCAAGAGAACAACAAGAAATTGGTAAAACTTAAGGAAAAAGAGAAGAAGGAAAAAGCTGAGAAGAAGGCTGCCAAAGAGAAAAAGGAAAAGAAAGGAAATGGCGATAGAACAGCTACCAAATACGATTATCCTCTCATCGATGGCAGAGAAATGACTTCGGCTGAGAAGAAAAAATATCGTATGGAGCAAAGAAAACTTGCTTCAGGTAAGGCTCCCAAGGAGGAAAAGGAAACTAAGAAAAAGAAGGAAGAAAAGGTAAAAGAAAAACCGGCTTCCGATAAGAAGGATAAGAAGGCCAAAGACAAGAAGAAAAAGAAGGCCGCTAAAGAAGAAGATTAATAAGAGCACTTTTTACTTTTACTTATCATATTTTTGAGTATTCGTTAATAATGGTAGAAGGCCTGGCAATATAAAAATTGTTCAGGCCTTCTATTTTCTAATTAAGTCGAAAATGGAACAAGAAGTATATAAACCAAAACTTAGAATCACTACACTATCAGAGAATGGTACCCCATTATCCGATAGGTTGGTAGATGCCTATACCGAGATGAATTCAGGTCCAAAGGTACAGCATAACGGTCCTATAAGAGTAGAAGTAACTCTTACTAATAAACAAGATATTGATAACTTCAAAGAATACTTAGATAGGTTATCTGGTACATTGCCTGCTAAGGCACCCAATGTGGGCAGAGGAAGACCTGCAGGGTCTACAACTAAGGAATTGGAATCACCAAGGGAGGACATTCTTGCAGATGTAGAGAAAATGATTGAAGAGGGTAAAAGCCAACAAGATATCATTAAATATCTTAGGGGATTGGGATTTGTATTTATCCTTACTGAAGATTTTCTATTTCACTTTCCTGGATTTGAGTTTAATAAAAAAGATGTGGGAGAAGCAACAGACAATAAGCAATATCCCAATTCATTCTCTTGGATGGCAAGATGTATCAAACGGGCTAAGGACCCAAAAGCAGATAAATTTGACCCAATGGTAATCTTTGGTTTTAGCATTCTTGGGGGACCCTCGAAAAAGATTATCCCATATCTCTATAAGGAAAGGAAGAAACCATTAAGGGCCCAAGTTGGTAAAAACGTAATCTCCTTCTCTCAGGCAGAATTCACTAAACTTCCCAAGTATATGTTAGAATCCGAAAGGATTAAGTTCTCTACTGAACAGAGACAATTGCTTCTAAGTCCCGAAAAGAAGCCTTCTAAATTCTTCCTAAGATGGGTAAACGATGCTATATTCCCAGACTCCATAAAGGAAAAGATGGAAGAAATCAAGAACCGCTAACACTTACCTCCGTATTTATTAAAAGAGTATTTTATATAAAATAATTTTAGTATATTTGCATAAAGAAAATTTAATTATGGACAAGGAAACAAAAGACATCGTAAAGCTCATTGCTGGTATTCAGATTGAATCACTCAACTCAATCAAAGAGGACGTTAAAAATGGAAATGATATTGCCCAAGACTTAATCAAAAAACTCCTTCAGATTGAGGATGACGAAATAATTCGAGCACTAGATGAGCACATTGAATTATACGTAGAAATGGAGAATACCCCTCAACTGATAAATATGCTAAGTGAATACCAAATGCTGGTATGCTCTCACATATTGTTCAGAATGGAAGATGAATGGGTACATACTAATTCTCAGGGAGTACTTGGTACTTGGGCAATATTCCAGAGGGCAAATCTCAAATTCCACCCAGAACTAACACTTTTAAAATTTTAATATAGACATGGAAAAGAACGAATACTTAGAATCAGTAGAAATGAACACCGGAGTCGAAATGATTCCTTGCGAATCCTCTAATATTGAGGGCTTTGGTTATGACTCAAAGAAAAAACAACTTTGGGTTGCTTTTAAAGGTAATCGAGTTTATCGCTATGATGATGTACCTTATGAAATCTGCAACGGTTTACATCAAGCAGAATCAAAAGGTAAATACCTTGCAAAGAACATTAAAAATAAATTCGAAACTACAGGTTATGAACTCAGAAACTAAATTCATATTGGGCCTGGTAACCCTGGGGGCAGTGATTTATTTTATTGGTGAGAATAAAACTCATCCAGTAGAAGTGAGCATTGCTCCTTCTCGTTTTGAAAGTCCAATAACCAAGTTAATCTCTCTTCAAGATAGCATGGGCATTAAACCAAAAGAAGAGAAGAAACAATGGTATAAGTATAGGGTAGAAATAGAAACTATTCCAGAAAATCAAATCTATAAGATTGAGAAATCTGGATACCAGCAATATGAAGTTTCTAGATTGGGTGAAACTTATTCCTATGTAACCTACGAATTTACCTCAGACAAGGTAATGACTACTCAAGAAGCCTATGACTTCGTAAAGAAATATCCTGAAAGATGTACAAGGGTACCAAATACATCACAAGATAACATTTACGATAAATATAACGAGGATTACGAAGATTACATAAATGACCCAGAGGATGAAATTAACTATCCTCCAGAAATCTTCGACTTCCTAGCCGATTAACCCGAGCAAATAGAAAATAATTCAAATAAAATTTTTCTATTTAAAATAAAGTTCTTATATTTGTATCAGAAAAAGAAATTAATCATTTTACTAACATTTTAAATATAGACGTTATGAAAAAGAATGAATCAAAGGTTACTAACCTGGTTGCAACTAAGGTTGCCGAACAACTTGAAGGAATTAAAAATTCTAAGACTGTTAAGGCTTCTGCTCCTAAGGCCAAAAAGACTAAAAAGGAATTGGTACAAGATTCTCAAGAAGCTGCCACTAATTTTGCCAATGCTAAATTGGTAGAACTCTCTCCTAAAACCAAAACTTCCAAAAAGGAACAGGTTGTCAAGGAAGTTAAGGAACAACAAAAACCCTCCATCATCGAACAGGTAATTTCTAATCGGGAAGTTAAATACGTATACCCTGCCGATGTAGTTGATACACTTGCTCGGAAGAAATGGAGACAACAAACTCGAAACGAACTTCATCGATTGGAACTTGCAATGGCTCGTATCAAAGATACAAACTCTAAGGAATTCAAGGCTGCGGCTAAATCCTATGAGGATTTTAAAAAGAAGGTCCTCAAACCAGAACAAGTTGCATAAACCTTTATTAACCAGGTGCCCGGGATAATTACCTGGGCATCTCAATTCATACAAAATGGATTACACTATCTTCTCTGATAAAGAGATGCTTAAGCAGGACAAAGAACTTGTCGATTTACATAAGCGATGTTGTAAGTCCTATCTAATCCAACATTCACTTAAGCACTCTAAAATTAAGAAGTTCTTTATCGTTTACGATTGGTATATAAATACTGATAACGTAAGGAATTTCTTTTTCAGGCCTATAAACCTTTTCATTCAGGCATTGCTTTTAGGGCAACTTGATGAAATATCCGATTACATTAATCCTAACAAAAATGGAAAACGAAAAAAGAAACGAACCCGAAAAGTATAACGTACTTTATTGCAAAGGCAAATATCAGTATAAATCTAAATATCCCCAAATAGAAACTAAACATAAGGTTATCTATGCAGGGCCAGTAGAACCAATGGCACCCATCTGGGATAATGTATCAGATATGTTAAGGAAATCTGATAGAATTTGTACTGAATCTCGAAGAGAATTAAAGAAGTTAGAGGAACGTTCACAGAATAACCTTTACTTCAAGAAAAATGGTATTACCCATATAATCGTATACAAATGTTTAGAGAAATAGTTAAAGACCTATATATAGGCAAATCGAAGTTAACCATAGAATGTAACCAAAAGGAAATACCCCAAACTACTCTGGTTCAAGACATATTACAGAATACTGGATTTACGGGTAATATGCCCGACTACGGTACCTATGGTAATTTCAAGGATGGGAAATTTGAGATTACTCCAATGATGCCTAAGCATTGCTTATTTATTACTGGGGTACCCAAAGGGGCAATCCTTGATAATTTCCGAGTTAGAAGAACATATTGGTCCTCTTATTATGAGGATGATGTAAGAGGGTACTTATTTCAAATTACAGATGAAAGTATACCTCGTTTAATAATCACAAACTAAATCTATATGGAAGCAATCGATTACGTAAAATTATTTAAGCTCGACCAAGAGAATTATGATTTTAAAAGGGAAGAGTTTATATCCGAATTAGGTAAAGAATTTCTAGATTATTGCCAAACCACTACAATTGGGATAGATAAAAAGACTGGCAATATATACTACTACCGATTTAGGGAAATAGTTAAGAATTTCGAAACTAAATTCTGGGCAATCTCAGAACTTAAAATAGGGGAACCATTAACTCAGAAATTATGGAATGCCTTTTTCGCTACTCAGGTAGTTCCTTTAAGGCAAAGGTTATTCCCAAAGGTTCAGAAATTAATCGAAGAGCAAAAGGGGATAACCAATAACCGTAGTAAACAAGACAAAAAACCTACGAACCATAAAAAGGCAAACTATGGCAAGGGAAATCACAGACCTGCATGGGAATAAATTTAAGGTAGGGGATTATAAGCTTTGCCTTAATATTCCCATCACTGGGAAAGGTAATTTAGTATTCACCAGGGACCTAATCTCTGGTGAACCTTTTAATTTATCAGTAAGTAAGAAAAAATATAAGGGATATTTCTATAATCTATCTTTGAATCTGTATGTAAGGTTCGATTTAGAGTATATGGGTTATGATGAAAGTTCCGATATCAGAAAATCTCATTTGTATGTCAGAAAAGGAAAATAAAATGGTAAGATTCCCAAGACCTATGGGGACTACTGCAATGGCATTAGAATATCAGAAGAACCCAAATGATGAACTTCTGATAAAGATACACAACTACATTATTAATCAATGGCTGATGGGTAATGGAGTATTATGTGGTATCACTTATGATATCAATACATTCTCATACCGTATGGGTATAGATATTAACTACATACGGGTATTTATGAGAGATAGGCTATTAAGCTCTAGAATATGGGATAAAGAAAAGGCAGAAGATTTACTACAAGCATTAATGGGAGAACAACTAGCATGGGCTTTGGAAGACCGTATGGAAATAGCCCATCAGGTTAATATCCTAAGAGAATCTCAGGGAGGGAAATACGTACCGTTTATATCTGCCGAGCTGGGAAAGGCCCTTAAATTAAAGCTTGAATCCTCTACATCATTGCAGTCTATCGTACGTAATCTCACTGGAGGAAGTACTACGAATATATTTGCTCAATTCAATCAACAGAACAACGTAACACAGCAAAATGCAATTACTGTTGAAGAGGCCCGTCAAATCGTATTTGAATCACAAAGGGTATTGGATAAACCAGAAGAGGCTAAACTATTGGAAGACAGGTATGACATTAAGTCTCTACCTGAAGTAGTTGCTACTAAACAAGAAGGAGTAGATACAAGTAAAGAGGGTCTTAACCTTAATAAAGCAGAGCTAATGCAAATTACTGATGATTATAAGGGAGCTATGTCTTCATTCTCTAAAGAACATCATGAACTACGTAGAGAAATCGAAATGCGTATAGACCCAGACGAAGAAGACCCAGAGTTATACCAATATGAAGACTTTGAGGAAGAAGAAAAAGAGGATGGCTCATTTGCATCTCAATTCCTCCGAAATAGTAAGCTTCCATAGTTATATCCGGATATTGCATATTTAAAAAGAAAGAATTATATTTGCATATCAATTTTAAAATAGACAAAAATATGGAACTACCAAAGACATCTTACAAAGAGACTCGGGTTAACAAGGTTAATCAGGGTACATACTTTAAATTAAAACCAACTGATACTGCTCCAGTATGGGTAAGAGACCATTATGATAAATCATCTAAGACTTATGCTTGCCATAAGTATGATGACTCAAATCACGAAAAATTTCTCAAGGGAACAAGGAAAATATACATTGACTTTACATTTTAATCACATGAACTTATTTAAACGAAAGAGATGCTATAGTGAACTCATTGCCCTTAAAAATGGCAACTTAATATTCAAATTGAGTAATACTCATATCAATGCTGCTTATAATACTTTACAGGCAATAATGAGGAAATCTGGTATATTCGATGAGAATCTATATTTCGATGTCTATCAGGAATATCGGAAACATTATGCTATATACGACGTAGTACCATCGTTGCTAAGGTATAAGATACCCTTGATATTTTCAGGTAGATACCCAAAGAAACTATTCGATAATCAGTTTACTTTTGAGGAATTAATACCGAATAATTTGGTATATCATAGTTTACCCGAAAATTTTAGATTACCAGAAAGCTTAGAGAAAATTCTTTTAGAAGTAAGAAAAAGGGTATCTGCTTATATAGACCAAGAAGATATATCAGACCAGGGTTATAGGGATTTGGTTCGAATGAATTTCGTAAAACAATGGGATGTATTTAGAAAGGACCCATCTCTTATAGATTGCTATATGGATGCTCAATTGGGCATGCTATATATGTGGGCTAGAGTAGAAAATAAAACAATCGTAAAGAATATAATCGAAAGAACTCAAGATGAACTAGCTCAAGAGTTCTTATCTAAATATCAACAAAATGGAGAATAAAGAGAAATTTGCTTTCCGAAAGGTTAAAATGTCGGAAGGTGTAGAGGTAGAATTTATTAAATTACTTACCTCAGTAGAGACTAAAAATGATGAGGATATAATTAAAGCTTTTAAAGCTCAATTATCTTCTGGAGTATTAACTTGCCATGCAGAAATGTTATCTAGAACACCAAATCAGATAATATTTCAAACATCTCAATTCAGTAAACCCTATAACTTTTATAAAAACTGGGAACTATGGGTATTCTCTAATATCCTGGGTGTATGGACTTTAAATAGGTTTAGGATATGATTACAATGAAAAACCTCCAAGTAGAGGATATAAAAGATGAATGGTTATATAATGCCTTAACACAGGGCATCAAGGAATGTATAACTGCTCCAGTCCTAACTTTGGACCCAACAAAACCAGAACCCATTAAGAGGGCAGAAATGATATTAGAGAATTTCTCTCAGGAGGATTCTCCAGTAGTAGCTACTGTAATTGCTCCAGGCAATTTCATACAGATGATATTACCGAAACATGAGATACTTCTATCGGTAATGTTTATCTATAAAGAGAGAAATACCTATGTACAACTCATAATACAAAAACTTGCTTATGAACGAGAAAAGATTACCACCAAGACTAATGGTTCTGTTAGTAGTACTGAAGGGTGAAAAGGTATATAAAATACCTCTCGAATCAGGAATAAAATTGGACCATCTAAAAGATTTCAATACACTGAGGAGAATCTTTGCCCCTTTAGTACAACTATATCATGGAGTAGGTTTTGATACTAGACTTACCTATGATGAATTTAGTATCTTCATTAATGACCTACAACATTTAGGGTATGAAGAGTTTAATGAGTATTCCTCAGGTATACAAGAATTAGTAGAAGCAAAACCTATCACTGAAAATGACCAGGATATTAGGGAAATACGAAATGGGTTACTTACCTCTCTTAAATCTCAGGAGTTATCAGAGATATTAGCTACTAAACTAAAGCAAGCCATACATGAAGTATTTGAAAACGAAAAGAAGAAAGGTGGACTAATGAACAAGGAACCCTCTTTAGAACCTATGGAGAGTTCAATTATAAGAGAGGCTTTATACTTGCTAACTCCCCAATTACCTTAATAATTGAAAGGCAGTCTAATCCACTGCCTTTCATAGCGTGTACACATCCTCAGCCTCCCTAAAAATAAATTAGATATATTTTTCTATAAAAATAAAAATGCTTATATTTGCATATCAATTTTAAAATAGACAAAAATATGAAAACGAACTCAGTAACTTACAATCAGGCAGACGAACTAACTAAGGTAGTTCGCAATTTCTTAGAAAAGAAATCTACATTTGAACTTGACTCTGATGAACAGGGTAGTCTTCTTAATTTCCTAATGGGACTCTTAATCAAACTAGAGGATGATTACAAACTCAATTGCTTGGATATAAACCAGGTACAAATCTATGATACTACCTATTATTCTTTCATTTTCGAATCAATGATAACTGCCGATACTAACCCCTATAAGGGACAATTAGCCTCGGCAGCAGTTCAATTCATGAATGAATTTACCGATAACGATGGGAGGTTCATATCATTCAATCAACTCGATAGAAACAACTGGATTTTCCAACTTAATTTCTCAATCGCATGACAAAGTATAACGTTAGTCCATTAGTTGCTCGGGAGATAGAATTCTCCACGGGCACTATCTTTGGTGGTAGTTGGTGCCGATACTTTATTTCAATCACCCTACACCAATGCTATATAGAAGCAACATGGAAAACCCGTCCTAAAAATGATTTAGACGGGAACAAAGAAATCTTCCAACAACTTGCAGTATCAGAATTATTTAACCAACTAAATAAATAATCACTATGGTAAACTTATATAAATTACTCAACGTACTGGAACAGGGCATGTCTCTGTTCCAACTTAATAAATGGAAAACCGAAGGCATCTGGTATCCAATCACCCAATACAAAAAGGAATCAGATGAAATACAGGTAGTAACTAACCTATTTATTGCTGACCAGGAACAGTACCATATCCAACTATCTGGGAATTATCCAGAAGAATTTGAAGACTGGAACAAGTTTCTAGAGGAAAACCAATGGAAAATCTATCCCTTACTTGCAAATATAATGCAAGTCTTCTTGCCCACAGGGAACTACCAATTATTCTATACTCAATATCCACAGGGATTCATATCCATAATCGCTAAGCCCCATGATAAGTAAAGAACTCAAATCACAATTAAGTATTCTCAAGGAAACTAACCCAGAATATATTCAAACCCTAAAGGATGCCGTAACGGCATCCTATAAGGCAGAACTTCAGGCAATCAAACCCAGTTCTACCGAAGAAGAGGAACAACTCAATATCGAACTCAAGGACATAGTATTAAAAATACTATTTGGGCCTTTCTATAACTATTTCGTATCAGAATACGTAGTATCAGATACTATATGGGAAGAACAGGATAAACTAATCGAGGACTTATATTATTACTTCAAATCATGACACCGTATATTCAACAACAACTTAAAAGCTATGCGATAATCCAAATTGGTATGACGATATGCTCATCTCATGGGATAAAAACCCAAGAAATCAAAGGGAAGCTATCTATAACTACCTTTCTCATGTACAACTAAATGGGTTACTAGAAAACACTCAGATAGTTTTTACATTCATAGATGGCGACATGAAACCAGCTTTCTATTTCGAAATTCCCAGAAATACCAATCGATATCTTATACTGGGAATCCTCGATGAAGCAGGTTATCCTCATTGCTGCCTATTAGGCCAACCAAAACAAATGTTTAAACCCTCAACTCAATTAACATCATGAAACCAACAATAAAATATCCAATCGGATGGGAATGGCTAGACAGAGTACCTCTAGAGGACTTTACTTGGCTTATAGAAATATTCTCTACCATGACCGATAACACTGATACTTATGACTTTGCTACCTTCGATAAAGAAGCAACTAATGGAGAACCTCCTTATCCAGTAATCGAAATCAATAGGAAAGGCTTAGCCCACTTCATGAATCCTAACCAAGGCTATAAATCAGGTATATCAATGTACGGTCACTATATAGCATGTAACATATCCTCAGAAAGGGAATACATGAATCAGTATACCGATATAAGAATCCTAACCAATGAATAAAACCATGCTAACAAAAGGGAAATTCCTGGTATCTTTCGAGGTACCAGGACACACTAAAGAATACACAGAGGGATTCACAGAGGAAATGGTAATCCCATACAGAACTGAGGAACTTAATATCTATCTAAGGTACCCCAACCAAAGGATAAACAACAATCACCTTCACTCAGAACACATAAGATTACAAATAAGAGATATACTACAGATACCCCTAACAGATATAACCATAATCGATATAATATCACTACCATGAATATCATCTATCACATAATCCGAATAATCCTATCCGTAGGCACCATCCTAATCCTCATACGCAATGAGAAAATATACCAAGCCTACAAACACCACCACCCAACAAACAAATTAAGGTATATAATATCACAAACCCTAATATTAATCCTATACACCTCATCACTAATCTTAGCATATATACTAACCCACCTATAAACACAAAAGAAAATCTTAATAGCGCTAACTAAACTACAACACATAATATAATACACCTACATACATAACATATAACCATCCACCCTTATATATATACTAATCATATAATACATATCAAGGTACCCCGCCGGGGGTTTTGGGGATTTAGGCAAACAGGCTAGGCAAACTTCGTCTTACTATACAAAGCCACTCAACTCACTATATAGCCACTATACCATATAGCTCTACTACACACTTTAAAGGCAAACTCAAAAAGGCCTAAAAAGGCAAATAAATCCGACCATTAATGGCCCATAAATCCGATTGCCTTGAGTACCCTTTATATATATTATATTATAGATTGCATTCAAGGTAATTCGAAGGTAGGGGATTATATAATACAGTATGTAGCTTCTATGTATGTAGGTAGTATAGCTTTAGTACATTGTCGATTAATGGCCATCACTAATTAGCCTTGATTGCCTTCACCAAGTTATTATATTAGGTATTATATAATACATATAGGTTGGGGTTAGGTAATAAGATTTGGTAATCAAGGCAAATTATTTGTTAGGTTTTAGGGCTAAATGGTTTATAGGATTTAAAGCCTTCAAGGGGTATATTTAGGTAATATTCCTAGTAAGTATGTAATTTATTTGCTTAGTATTTATATTAGCATTAACTTTTGTATTCTAGGACAATTTTGTGATTTAGGGGTACCTTGATTACCAAGAACCATTAGGTATTATATAATATAGGTTATAGGTAGGGAAGGTAAATGGCAATCTCCATTCATGGCCTCGGAGATTTAGGCAAATATAATTCAAGGCCCTTAATAACCTACGAAGGCAATTGAGGTTATTGCATATATTATATTTGCATTGTAATAATAACTTAGACAATATGAAAGATTTTAAACTGTACACTCAATTCAATTTTGCAAAATGCGTTCACCTCTCCCTGCTCTCAGTTCCCGAAGGTAACCTATGCTCCTCTCCCGAAGGCATCATTAGATTCATTAAGCCTTACTTACGGGAACTACAGGAGAACACAATCATTCCCGATTACTTAACTCTAGTATCAATCCAAACTATCGATAACCAAGATGCTGGGGTACACATATTAACCTTTACAATCCCTGACCCAGAGGAAATTGAACCCGATTTTTACCTTCAGTATATAACCTTTCAGGTATACTTCGATTAATATATTAACCCAGAGCCTAACTAAGGTATCTGGGTTTTACTTACGCTAACTTAGTAAGCCCTTATAGGCTATCCTAATCTCTATAGGCTTACCATAGTCCCTATATGGCCTTATTGAATTAGGACCTAATAGGTTTATAGAGGGCAATAATATAGGGGATATACCCAAGGCCTTAATTCTTTATCACCTTAGTCGATTAATGGCCTTCAATATACAGGTATATAATACACTTCCTAGAGGACAGGCATAGGCCATATAGGAAATATCCATATACATATCATATATGCCCACTACAAGGCGTGCGAAGATTACCCTTGTGAACCCCCAAAATTAAGTGCAAATATTAAGTGCACAATATTTTCTATTTTATGAATTTTTCACAAAAATAATTTTGAAAATAAAATTATTCATTTTCTCAAAAATTTTTCTTGAAATTATTTGTAGATTAAAATATTATTCGTATCTTTGCAATGTGAGAAAAACAAAGCGATATTTGAATGAATTTTTAATTAAAACTTTTTAAGAAAATAATTTTCTAAAAATTTTGTAGATTAAAATATTATTCGTATCTTTGCAATACAGAAATGAAATAAACCTTATGAGATAGTTTAATAAGTCTTGAATATCTATCAAAAAGGTTATAAAATAATAATAATAAAATATTCAAGCGTTTTTATTATGACAACAAAAGTAAATAAAGTGAGTGTAGAAAAAGCAAGTGCAAACAGTAAAGCAAATAGTTTAATTGCTTTAGATGTATTGAAAAGCGTTAAAGAAAAAAATGCGGGTCTTTTCAAAACCTCTTTAGGGACAAAAACAGAAATTTACAAAAAAGAACTTTTTGAGGGTGCAAACGAAAAGCAAATCAAATCATTACGCAAAAAATTCAGAAATGTAACTTTCAATTTTCTTTCCACGATTGCAACAAATGCAGATAAAAAACTAATTGATGGCTTTATAGACTTTTATAAACAAGTCTATGTTTTAAATGATTTTTCTTTTTCTTCGATTGCAAGCGAAAACACTAAAGAAGAAAAGAAAGAGATATTAATAAAAGGTCTCGAAATTGTGAAAAAATCAATGAAATAAAACAAAATCAGATAAGGAGTAAAATTTTACTCCTTATCATAAAAATAAAATTATTATGTTATTAATTTTGTTTGTTATCTTATTAGCTGTTTTTGTTAGTGCTTTATATGTAGTTTATATTCTTTTAAAGTCAAATCATAGAATAATATCTACTATTATTGACGTGCAAACTTTTCAATTAATTAATGTAGAGCAATTTCTATTGATTAAACAAATAAGCATGAACTATTTAAATAAAGTTGAATATACAATTTATAAAAAATTTTCTTTTAAAACTTTTTTACTATACTTATGTTATTGTTTAAATGAACAATTTAAAGAAAATTTAAGTAATCATTTAATAGATAATTAGAGAACAAAGGGACAAATAAAAATGTTTGTCCCTTACTTTTTATTTTTAAATGTTAAATTTAACGGAACCGTACTCCCCTTTTAGTACCACAACTTTCGAAGCCCTCACATTAAGGGGTACCTTGAAGGCAAATACACATTTTTAGTACCAGGAAATTTTGACACCTCGTATTAGAGGCATACCCAGATATCCCACACCACATACATGCCCACATAACACACAAAGAAGCCAGAGACCTAACATCCCTGGCAACTAATTAAAGTATAGCACGAATTAAATCCTTAGTCCTATCTTTCCCAAGAACTCCTCGAACCTTACCACCTTTCTTCTCATAAAAGAAAACATAATACTGTTGAAGATTCCTTAACCACCACCCCTTAACTTCACCATACCCATCAAAGTACCTTTCTATACAATTCATATCCAATTGGGTAATCCATATCTGATACCAAATCCGATTACCTTCAGAGCATCTTAGGATTCTCTTTTTATTATCATCCCTAATTGTTTCAACCTTCACCATCTTAATAATCCTCCCTCACTGATTTTAACCTACTGGTAATATCTATTCTCCCAGTAACCTTTAACACCCTACTATTTTTTCTCTTTAGGTATAAATATCTTAAATAATCTTCTGCCCTTTCAATTGCCTTATCCTTATCAAGGAAGGTTTCTATATTACTCGAATTCTTATCTCTAAGTGTAAGCCAAAACACCAATCCCAGGAAGGAATACCTAATCTTAATGAAGTACCTTCCTCTGCTTGTATGGTAGTAAATCTGATACTGATACTTTCTCATAATTCTTTATATTGATTATATAATATCATAGACTTCGGATTATCCCTTTGGTATTGGCGATATCAAAGTTCTTTCTATAAACCAAAAACTAAGATATGGAAGAAAAAACATTATTCAAACTAGCACGTGCAATTACAGATACAGGTACAGATACTGTATCTTCAAAAGGTGGTACTATAACCTACCGTATCACTTCCCTTAAAAGAAAACTAGTAAATGGCAAAGTAGTTTTAACCTCTACACCCTCTTGTACTTTGAGCTCAGCCTCCGTAAGTTGGGCTACTTGGGGAGGAGTTACCGTTGGAGAGGGTTACTTAGATGTAAAAATTAACTATTCAGAAAATACTGGGTCCTCAAGGTCTACTACTCTGACATTTACCCAAAATGGGTCTAATAACAAAATCAATCTCACAGTAACTCAAGAGACTGGTGTAACCTATACTGGATACATAAAAATGGTTTCAAACACATTGCCTTTAGGTGGTAGTAGAGGTAATACTGCTCAAATCATTGTGATGGCCTATTTAAATGGTAGTGATGGGTCTAAAAAGCCAGAAACTCCCAATGTGGGTAATGCTCCCGATTGGTGCTCAGTATCCATTGCCTCAGTGGGTACTCTTGAGAACCATTACAGGTTATCACTGACTGCTTTATCGAATAATAATACTGGAGCTAACCGTTCAGGGTATATCTTCTTAACCTGTGGGGATGCTAACCTTAGTATACCAGTTACTCAGAAGTCACAAGAGGCTTCAACATTCACTCTCTCTGGATTGCCCACAGGTACAGGCTACTATCTCTTTGGCAGGAATGCTAGGCCACAGAATACATCACCTGAAGGTCTGATGTATATACAGGGTCTCTCAGCAACTGGTACTACTACTATGAAGATTCCATTCTATGCCAATGACTCAGAACCTGGTTCTCGAATAGAATGTACTACTGGAGATAGAGTAGATGTATATACTAAATCAGGTGCTACCTGGATATTAAAGGGGTCATTTATAGTACCAAGTGCAGGAGGAACAGTATCAATAATCTAAAAACATTATACATTATGGAAAATAAAGTTCTTAAATTAGGGGGGGGAGATCTACCCAAGATGTATATGCAGAAATAAGAATTGGAAGCTCTGAGAGATGGACAATACAATCTCAAAAGCGTAAGTATGTAAATGGCAAATTGTCCGGGGTTATTGAAGTTGGTTATTCTGCTAGCATCAATAACCCGGACTATGTTCTGGAGGAAGACAAGAGTAACAATGGTATTCAGATTACTGCACGAAATGATGATACTTCTGGGCTTTGTATACTTACACAAAATGAATCTGGTAATAAAATAAATCTACAGCTTACTACTCCCAAAGAAAAAGAATATTGGGAAATACATTTTAATCCTATAACCATCAATGGAGTAGACACGAATACTTTTTTTAAGGTTACTACCAATATTAGTGGCGAAGGTGGATCTATGGTTGATGGTAGCAGAAATAAGAATTGGATAGTAAATCAAAATAGATATGCTATTAATGTCTATATTGCTAACCTGTACCCGGGAAATTTCGACATGTTGTCTTGGTCCTGCTTCAATAAGTCAATAAGAATGGTAAGGCTTTTAGTCCTAACTACAATTTACCAAGTAATTCATACTTTACAACAAAAACAACTGGATTGGGTTCCTATACTCTTACAAAAGTTTCAACTCCCTCTGCTAGCAGTGATACTCCTATACTCTCCGGTAGGTTTAACCCCACTAAAAAATATCCATTAGATTTGAATTTTTATTGGGTAGCTCCAACTTAATACAGGTATTAAGATAATATCCCAATTATAAAAGCAATTACCCAGAATATAAGAGCCAGTGTATATGCAACAGAATATCTATGCCAGGGATACCAGCAGGTAATATAAGAATCTACTTTTAGTATTTCTGGATGTTCTTCCTCGTATTTTTTATCCTCTTCTCTAGAACTGTATTTATGAAATACATAGAAGGGTAAGAATACGAGGAAAATTATTAAAGCAACTGGGAACAAGAGTAGGAGAATTATCTCCCACCCTTGCATTGATGTCCCAGCATAATTACCATCTCTGTCAAAAAAGTATCTCATAGTAATCTATATTTTAGGTATTTGATTAATAAGTAAATCGGGAATAGAGGTAATACTATCCATACCGATATGAATAGAATAAGAGAGTGTATTTTGTGAGTATAGGGTAAATAATCCAAGCAAGCCCTTACAAAAAATACCGTGAATGGCAAACATACCAAATAAATTATTGCTAATACTGTAATCATTGTTCTTTGAAGTATTTGTTAATAATCTTGGTAAGTTTCTTATCAAATTCAATCATCATATTGAAAGCATCTGTTTCTTTCAGGCCCTTTATTTCCTTGTCAAGGAATTCTATATTTCTCTTAATCGAGAAATAAGCCTTGTATGCAAGGAATATTCTTTCATTTTCTTCGGTAAGTGGAAGAACTTCCCCCTTTTGCCCATCCAACCTTGGATATGTATTATCAGGACCGAGAGTTCTTGCAACTTTTACCCGGTTACTGAGCATTGCAAATCCACCTTTCTTATCAATGGATTCTACTGTTACTTTCTCTGTAATTGGTCTTCCTGATAATACGAAGATAACCTCATCACCTTCTTTGAGCTTTTTTACTTCTTTCTTTTCTTTTTTCATATCTATTTTTATTTAGAAATTTTCTTTATGCAAATATACGAAATTATTCTTTGTTTATTGCATTATCTATTTTATTTTTAATAAATTCATAGGCATTGCCCCGGTAATCCTCTAGCATTTTGTATTCCTGTGGAGATAGAAATATTCCGTTTACTTTAAAAGCATCTCTTAGATGCTCCGGTATAGTGCCTTGATGAGTGATGTTATTATAACGGATGATGAAAAGTTTCTCTTGGTCTTCATCAATAACTCCAAGAGTGTTGACTGGTTGGAGTTTAGTTTGGTAAATCCCTCCAAAAGCAGAAGGAACCATTAGAATACTTCCCGGTATTCTAGTTATCCAATGGGAATAATCGGGAGTAATTACGGCAATTTTCTTCTCTTTTTCAAGTTCTTTATCATAAGCTAATCGATTAAACCAAAAAGCACATTTAAAACAAACTTGTTTTCTTGCCATAAGTTGGGGAATCTCTCTAGTTTCATCGAATTCCTCTAAATTAATTGGTTTGCCACATATCTGGCATTCATTTTTCTTGCCCATATTGCATTATTTTATAAGTTATATATGATAATAGAACCTCGAAACATCCTAAAAATGGGTTATAAGCAATACTTTTGTTACTAAAATTGAACCATTAAAACTGATAAGTTATGGATAAACTAACAAATGAAATGATTAAAGACCTTGCTATTCGCTTAGGTCTAGAACCTGCTCTATTGAAAGCTGTTCAATTGGTAGAAGCAGCAGGTAGAGATGGGTTTTTAGCTGATGGTAGGCCTCAAATCCTCTTTGAGGGTCACATTATGTACAAAGAAGTACATAAGAAATTCCCTGACAGAGATTTAGCTTACCTTTGTAAGAGATATTCTACGATTTTCTTCCCTAAGTGGGATAAATCGAAGTATTTGGGAGGTGTACACGAGTATAAGAGACTCGAATTAGCCAAAGAAATTGACGAAGAATGTGCATTGAAGTCTGCAAGTTGGGGTATGTTCCAGATTTGTGGGTTCAATCACAACCTCTGTGAATGTAAAGATGTCTTCGAATTCGTTCATAAGATGTCGGAATCTCATGCAAATCAACTAGAACTCATGTATTATTTCATGAAAAACTCTGGTTGTTTGAGTAATCTCAAAGAAAAGGACTGGGCTGGCTTTGCCAGAAAATACAATGGTCCCGGGTATGCCCAGAATGCCTACGACCAAAAACTAAGAAATGCTTACGAAAACTTTAAAGGTAAATTATGAAAAGATGTCATTTTAACAGCTGGGTAGCAAAAGTATTTCTTTTCCCCAGTTACAAAGCAATTACTCTGGTGTATAACTCATTCTTCAAACACAAAGTAGAAGAGTGTAAACCGGATGATATCAATCATGAGTGTATTCATCAGATACAGCAGATTGAGTGTAGTATAGCGGGTTTGGTACTTGGTATCATACTCTGGTTATCCTTTGATATATCCTTCTGGTGGGTAGTGGCCCTGGTTTTTGGATTCTTCTATCTCTGGTATATTATCGAATACATAATCATCAGGTGCTTTGCCAAGTGGGATAAACAGAATGAAAGGTATCATGATGTAAGTTTCGAAGAAGAAGCCCACAATAATGATAAGAATCTGAGCTATCTGGAAGACCGTAAGCCATTTGCTTGGATTAAGTACATTAAATTGAGAAGCTACAAGAAATGAAAAAACTAAGGGTATTGGGAGTGTGCGCTGGACAGGGTGCACTCCTGTTCCCTTTTAAGAAAAATTTGTTAGGGAACATAGAGATAAGGGGAGTATTCCACACTCCGGGCGAAGAACAATGGGAATTAAACTTTGGGGATATACCGTTCTATAAGGGCTTTTGTTTACAAGAATTCAATGAGAAAGTAGACATAATTATATCAAGCCCTGATTGCGGAGCAGCCTCAGTAATGAGGTTATCCAAAGTAAAAGAATTAGGCAATCCAAAAGATAACCGTAGTCTTAATCTAGTAATTGCATCAATACTCAAGTATAAACCTAAGATATTTCTTATAGAAAATCTACCAAGACTGCTAACACTGCTTCCCAAGGATTTCTTTGAGGAAACATTCAAAGACTATAAATTAGTTTTTCACGAAAGGTCAGTTTTAGATTACGGAAACTCCCAGGAGTCAAGGAAGCGATTACTCATCATTGGAGTACATAAAAAGACTGGTAAGAAATACTTGAATGCTTTTGATGAAGTATTTCGAGTAAAAACTCCAACAACTACTAGAAATTTACTTAAACCACTCACATTCTCTCAGAAAAATAATACTAACCAAATTCCGTTTATGAGTAAAACTCTGGCAATGTATGATTATCGAAAGCTTCCAGAGAAGAAGAATCTCACAGTAGCAAAGATACATAGGCTCTGGGTTAGGGATTTCAAGAATGAAAAGAAGTGGCCTATCAAAACTGCAAAGATGAGTACTCTTCCAGGAGTGTATCGATTGGAGTATGATAAACCTCCCTTAACTCTCAGACCTGCAGATAGGCAATTTAGACCCGATGGCTACCCTTTGGGAATCGAAGACTTCAAGGCAATTATGGGTTTCCCAGATAAATTCGAAATTTACCTTCACAAAAATGGTGATACCTTCGAAGAGGATTTTAAGGATTACCACTATTGGCTTAACAAGGCAAGGTACACAATTGCCAAGGGTTCGGTTTATGAGGTAGGGATTTGGTTCAAAAAATGCCTCAAAAAGGCAAATACCCAAGAACCGTGAGTTTCAGCTTTATATATAAAGTCTTATATATAAGTTTCTGGGGTGCCTTGAAATATATAGATATATAATATACTACGTATATATATCTATATATTTATCTGCGTATATAGCTATTCATATATCATATCGTAAGTAGTATATTTGGATATTATCTCACTTCGTTCGATAAAGGTAATCGCTAAGCGATTACCGAATAGATAGTATCATTAAAGCGTGTGAACTTCCTAAAATTTTTGAACATGAAGAATTTAAAGAGGGCCTTGTTCATTGTACTTCTAGGATTTACTATTTACCTTTGCTTCAGGAATTACAAACTTTCTCGAGAGGTTGATTCCCTGGAACTAGCGGTCAATGAAATCCCAGATACAGTATACACAGAGAAACCCTTCAAACCAGAGAAGAAGTACTCAGAAAAAGTTGAACCAGGTAAAATCTTAGTTCATGATAATAAGCAGCCAACTCTCTTTCCTGATTCCATGCTAAGGCAGCCAGTTATCAGTAACCAAGATTCCCTGGTTCAAATTGTTTTGAAGAAAGATAAGTTGAACTTAAGTCTGTTCAATAAGGAGACTAACACTTATTCAACTAGACTATTCCCAATCGACTTAGATAAGTACAACTACAACTGGTATGAAGGTCAATTAACTCGAAAGAAAGTTGCAAGGTTATCACTTAGTCCATACGTTTATGGCAAATACAGACCTTTCAATAATCTCTTCGATATGGGAGCTGGTCTTTCAATCAAGACTAAGAGATTTAATTACAAACTCGGAGTCAATACCTTTTACTATCCGAAGATAAAATCAGGGATGGGTACTGACATCGAATTTCAAATAACGTATAACTTTTAGATATGGCAAAGACTATCTCAGAAACTAGAACTACATTAACTCGGGAGGAGCTATCAAACCTATCCCGAGTTTCTAGTGATGTTTTCTTTTTTAGCCTTTTTTGCTATGTGATACATCCAGTAAGAGGAAAGGTAAGATTTGATTTATACCCATTTCAGAAATCAGTTCTCTACAATTTCATTGCCCAACGATTCAATATCATTCTCAAGTTCCGTCAGGCAGGAATTACAGAACTTATTTCTATGTACTGTCTTTGGTTGGCGATGTACCATCCCAACAAAAAGATAAACATTATATCTATCAAGGACACAACAGCTAAGAAGGTACTTAAGAAGATTAAGTTCATGTACAAGAATCTTCCATGGTACCTTCAAACTCCCATAATCAATGGTAGAGCCGGAGAATATGGTTCTGCTTCCATGATAGAATTTGATAATGGGTCATTTATTGAATCTATTCCGACATCATCCGAAGCCGGTCGTTCGGAATCCCTTTCTCTTCTGGTAATTGACGAGGCAGCAGTAGTAAGATGGGCTGCTCAAATTTGGGCTGCTGCATTCCCTACTCTTTCCACTGGTGGAGCTGCCATCGTCAATTCCACTCCCTATGGAGTTGGTAATTTCTATCACTCAACTTGGGTAGATGCCATTGCAGGAGGTAATCCTTTTAACCCAATTCGATTATACTGGCAAATGCACCCAGAACGAGATATTAACTGGTATAACCAAATGTCCTCTGCTCTGGGAGCAAAACGAACTGCACAAGAAATAGATGGTGACTTCTTATCATCTGGTAATACAGTCTTCGACTTAGCCGATATTAAAGCTATCGAAGACTGCCTTAGTGATTACCCAGTTATTAAGAAGAGATTTAATGGTCAATACCGACAATTCTGTGAACCCGAATCAGATAAAGAATATTTCATTGGTGCAGACGTTTCAACTGGTAGAGCTTCTGACTACTCTTCATTTACTTGTATGGATAAGCTAGGAGAAGAACAAGTAGTATATAAGGGAAGAATGGCAGTGGGAGCTTATGCTAAGTTACTTGGTGATACTGGGAAGTTGTTTAACTGGGCAGTAATAGCTCCAGAATCCAATGACGTTGGTTTATCAGTAACTTCTAAGCTTCAAGATGAAGGATACCCTAACCTTTACTACTACCAGAAGATGCTAAAGAAAAAAGGTAAAAGTAGACCTGAAATGGATAAATCCCCTGGTTGGTTAACCACCCAAAAGAATCGTTCAGTGATAATAGAAAACTTGGAAGAAGATATTCGATTAGATCACGTAATCATTAAGGACCCATTCTTTGTACAAGAAGCTTATACCTTCATTTATGATGGTTTAGGTAGACCTGTTGCAATGGGTAAACATAGGGCTAACAATTCAGCTGTAGATGTAGACCTTGAAGGAGACGTATATGCCGATGATGATATCTTTGGAAAAGCAATATGTAATCACATAAGGAAAGGAAAAACTAACGTAATCGTACAACCAAGATGAAAAAGTACTTCAATTTTAGTTGGGGTTGGGGACGTAAGAAGGACCCTCCCAAGAATGGTACATCCTCTAATAAAGAGGAGAAGCCTGCCACATCGATTTCGCCTGGTAGGGTTTCAGTTGACGATGATAGCGATAACTTAATTACATCATTACAAGGGTTGACTAAATTAGTTGAACCCTCTTTTCGTGTTGATGTGATACCTTTAATTCGGGATTTATATAAAGTAAATCCTGATATGGGCATCGCATTGCAAGATATGTTTAAGTTAGCTAACACCAGTCATACAGTAACTTTCCCTAATAATACCGATGAAGAGGCTTCAAAGATGAGAGAACATCTTAAGAAAGCCACCAAGGGATGGACCAGATATACTGCTGGTATAGATGGTTTAGTTAACAAAATGATTGTTCAACTTCTTGTAAGTGGGGCAATATCTATAGAAGGCGTACCAAATGACAAGCTTGATGGTTTGGCTACTGTATTATTCCTTAAGCCAGAGCATATCAAGTTTAAACGTGAATTAAATGGGGTGTATGCTCCTTACCAAAAGAATATAAATTTCTTTGTTAAGCAACAAGATTACATTAAGCTTAACCCAGAAACCTACTTCTATGTTGGTATGTTCAATGATACCGATGAACCTTATGGAGTTCCTCCATTTATGCCTGCATTGGATTCTCTCAAAGGACAAAATGATATGAAGATTAACTTCAAACATATCATGGAGATTTGTGGTATGGTTGGTTTCTTAGAAGCTAAGATGCAGAAATCTCCACAAAGGCCAAATGAGAGTATCAAATCTTATGAATCCAGATTATACCATGAACTCAATATCCTCAAACGTAATGTTAAAGAGGGTATGAAGGATGGGGTAGTTGCTGGTTACATAGATGACCATGAATTCAAACTAAATTCTACTACTAAGGAGCTCGGTAATATCGAGAAGCCTTGGAATATGAACCAACAATCTGTAGCAAATGGGTTGGGAGTTAATGGCTCTATCATTGGGGTATCATCTACTACTGGTGAAGGTGCAACTGGTATAATGCTGTCTAAGATGATTAGCCAGTTAAAAAATATCCAAATGCTTGTAGCTTATGTATTGGACCGACTTTATTCTCTAGAACTGCGTTTGGCAGGCTTTAATAATAAGGGAATGAAGATTGATTGGGGAACTTCTACAGTTTCTGATGAAGTTAAAATCCAACAAGGTCTTCAGTATAAGATACAGAACCTTGACTTATTGTATAAGGCTGGTATCATTAGTCAAGAGCAATATGCTTGGGCAATGGGTTATGATTCTCCTGATGAGAAAGAACCAAGAGTTTCACTTGAGGACCAATTTGCTAAGGGAGGTAATATAGACCCACAAGAAGGAACTAAGAAGAAACAAAGGCAAGATGATAAAAACCAATCTGCTCGTAGGTCAAGAGATAAGAATAACCCGGCTCCTTCTCGAGGAGACCAAAATACTAAAGCAAGATGAGTAAATTTACAAAGAAAAACAAAGAGCATCTTGATTCTATGGTGATAGGTCAAGGCCATACCATTATGGCTGGGTATATCCCAGAAGCAGTGGGAGCCAAGGCTTTCTCAGAGAATTATTACAAATGGAAAAATCCTACACCGGATTCCATTGCTCAATTTGGGTTTTGGGGAGGGGATATAGATTATAATACTTACTATCCCAACCTAGACAAATCGGAACTAACTCCTAAGGACGAAGAGTTTATCGAACCAATGTTCAGATTACTTTCAGAAACGATTGTATCTAAGAATTGGAACCCGACAGACTTTGGACAGAACGGAGTACTAAAGGCTTCTATGAAGATGTTGCTTGGTCAAACAGTAAACTGTGACCATGAAACCAACATTGGTAATGCTATTGGTGCTGTATCACAAGTAATGTGGCAGGAATCCTATAAAGACGGTAGCTTTACTATACCCGCTGGTATCAACGGTATTCTGAAAATCGATGGTAAGGCAAACCCAAGAATTGCTAGAGGCATCCTTATGGAGCCACCTTCAATTCATAGTAATTCAGTTACTGTACAATTTAAGTGGGATAAATCCCATCCCCAAATGGAAGATAACGAATTTTATCAGAAACTGGGTACTTATGACTCTAAGGGAGTTATGGTACGTAGAATGGTTACTGAAATTGTTCGTTACCTTGAGACCTCACTAGTTTCACATGGTGCTGATTCATTTGCCCAGAAAATTGGCTCGGATGGTAAAATCATTAACCCAACCTTTGCCAAAAGAACTTGGGCATCCTATGAAGAGTATAGAGATGATAAATCGAAGCAATACTTCTTTACTGATTATAAATCAGATTTAACATCATATCAAGAAAAGAACGATACTCAGGGTTCTTTTAATGATAATGATGCCAATGATAATCATTCAAATAAAGATAACATGAACGAATTACAAAAATTTCTTGAAAGCCTTTTTGGGGATAACATGCTTACCCTGGAAGAAGGTAAAGAGATGAATCAGGAAAATGTAATTGCCTGCATTCAGACTTTGGTATCATCCAGAAACGAATTGCAAACTTCGGTAGATAATCTTACTACAGAGAAAACTTCTCTTACGGAACAGATTACCAACTTGAATGCTGAAGTAGCTAACTTGAAGGAAATGGCAACTGTAGGAAAGAATCACATTGCTTCTCTCCGTGAAAATGCCGTAGAAACTTACAAGAAGTTGATGGGTGATAAGGTAGATGAGACAATCGTTACGATGCTCAATGCCGAGACTACTGGTATTACTACTCTTGTTTCCTTGATAAAGGATTACCAAGCTCGCTTGGAAGAGAAGTTCCCTCTCACTTGCTCAAAATGTGGTTCTAAGGACGTCAACCGTGCTTCCTCAATTGCTGAGGATGATACCGAGGGTAAAACTGGAACCCAGGGTACTGATACCCAACGGAATTCAGAATCTCCGAGTACTAAGAATGTAATCGATAACTTGTATCGAAACAAAATCAAATAACTAATATAAATAATCCGCGTTATGGAAAAAACTAAAATCGTAAACGACCCTCAGCAACTTACTCTCTTTGGGGAAAGAACCCCGAGAGCGGTGATTTACAAAAGTGAGTCACACAAATTGCACCAGGCTTTCAATGTTAAAGCTGGAGAGAAAATCGTACAGGGTATGCCAGTAGCTTTGAATGAAGAAGGTTTGATTTACCCTTGCACTGATGTAGCTACTCAAGTTTATTTGGGTGTAGCAGTAACGGATAACGTTAACCCTGCTTATCAACCTCAAAGAAATTTCCCGGTAGAGGTAACAGTAGCTATGGAAGGTTACATGATTTGTAACTGGGTATCAAAAGAAAATATCGAAGCTGGCTATGTAACTCCCGATGGAGAATTGCTTAACGATAGATTCGTAAAAGCTAACCAAGCAACTTCAACCCAGTTCATTGCCCTTAATCCAGCAGAAGAGGCAAATGAGGTAATTCAAGTACTCATCAAATAAGAGAAAAGAAGTTATGGAAAATAAAATAGATATTACAAAGTTGAAGGCTCAGGATTTTATGAATGAGCTGCCGGAAATGGTAAGAAGCTTGGAAGCTGTTCGTTCCGGTTCACAGGACAAGAAGCCTGTAGAGGTAACTTTTGGAGAATTGGTTACCGGTAAATGGGGTATTTCAGAAGATGAACTTTTTGAAAAGATGGGCATCAATCCAAAAGTGGACACGATGCAGAACATCTTTACAATGCCCCAACAGAATATTCGTTGGATTGTTCCGGAAATCATCCGTGCTGCTATCACATTGGGTATGCGCCAGGCTCCGTTCTATCCAGATATCATTGCATCTGACCAACCAATCAATGGTTTACAAGCAATCATGCCGATGGTTAACATGTCGGATGCTGCCCCTGCAAAGGTTAATGAGGCAGAAACTATCCCATTGGGTGATGTTAGCTTCGGACAGAAATCAGTTAGCCTCTTCAAAATCGGAAAAGGTTTCAAACTTACTGATGAAGTTCGTAACTATGTTTCGCTCGATGTCTTGGGAATCTACCTTCGTGATTTTGGCGTTCAGTTGGGTTATGCTCTGGATACTCTGGCTATGGACGTTGCTATCAATGGTAACAACCCTGATGGCTCTGAGTCTGCCCCGGTAATCGGTGTATACGAAACAACTAATGGTATCACTTACAAAGACCTTCTGCATATTTGGGTACGTGCTGCTCGTATGGGACGTAACTTCCAAACTATGATTGGTGGTGAAGACCAGGCAATCGAAATGCTGAACTTGCCGGAATTCAAGGATCGTCACTCTGGTACTACAGAAGCTATCCTGAATGTTAAGTCTCCTGTTCCCAAGAATGCTGACTTCTACATTCACCCGGGTACACCCGACCAACAGTTGCTGTTGATTGATACATCTGCTGCCTTGATTAAGCTTACTGCTCGTCAGTTGATGCTTGAATCTGAAAGAATCGTTTCTAACCAGACTCAGGCAATCTATGCAAGCTTGACTACTGGCTTCTCTAAGATGTACCAGGATGCAATTCTGTTGCTGGCTGCTGACAAGAAGTTCTCAGAATTCGGCTTCCCCGAGTTCATGAACGTAGACCCATATTTGATGGTTAACCTAGAATAATAAGGGACGTCCGGTTTCATCTATATAAATTCCCTGAGAGGGTAGGTAACTAAAAAAAAGA